TTTTTTTGACACATTTAATTTACTCATTTTCCGTGATATACAGAAATTCTCAAAGCCTTTTTTTGTGCAAATTCACTTCTTAATATCTAAATCCGAAACTTGAGTAATATGACAAATAAAAGTTAATGCAAATCACAATATATGAAAAACTTACTGCTTATTATTCTTTGTGCTTTCACAGCCATTGCATTAAAGGCACAAACACCCTCTATTGAGACATTGCGTACATGTGCAGCTGAAAAGGGAATGTCTCCCAAAGAATACATATTCAAACAGTTTGAGAAATCGGATATAGTCGTGCTGGGCGAGCGCGACCACCGTGACACGGTACAATACGACTTGATTCACGACATCTTGGCCGACCCTCGTTTTGCAGAGCAAGTGGGACACGTCTATACCGAAGTTGGCTCATATAACATGAACGATGATGTAAACCGCCTGCTGCAAGGCGTTTATCCGACGGAGGCGGCTTTTATGGACAGCCTGTATGCCTATTATAGTAAGTCTGAAACCTTCTATCCGATTTGGGAGAAATACAACCGTGTGAAGTTCCTGAAAGGTATATATGAAATAAATCGCACATCTCCAAGAAAAATCAGGCTTGGGTTGACCGATTGCGAGTTCTCATGGGATGAAATCCGTACTGTAGAGGACTACAAGGATTTCTGGAAGTCACCTGAATTGAACGACCGTGATAGTTTAATGGCAACCCACATATCGGAAATGTATGCCCGCCAGACACCCTTGAATGGGAAGCGCAAGGCTTTGGTGATAACCAATCAACCACATGCCATCAATTATTCGATGATTCTCAAAAAGACCAATAAGGTTTATGGAACACAGGGATGGTGGATGAAGAAAATCTTTGGAGAAGAGAAAGTCAAAATCGTGGTATTGAACTGGTTTGATTACAACTTGTTTGACGGAAGTAATTTCCCGATGACCGGTGACGGACATTGGGACGCAGCCTTTGAACTGTTACAATGCCGTCCGTTCGCCATTGATTTGAAAAACACACCTCACGGAAAAACGGCTTACAACGGTCTTGCAGGAGGTACCACGAGCCATGTAAAGGAGAAGTGTTGGCAAGACGTAGCCGATGGACTTATCTACTATGCACCCCTCTACGATCATGTGGCTGCATGGGGCATTGAAGGACTTATAACCAAAGAATTTGAACCTGAAATCAAACGCCGTGTGACTATATTTTTCCAGGCAACCCAACCCGGTGCAGAAATACCGATAAAGGCTGCGATTGACGAATACAATGTTTTCCACACTTTTCCGACTGTTTTTAGAAGCAAAGAGGAAGTAAAAGATTTAATTATGAAAGTATTAGAAAAGAATCCCTAACTTCACTTATTCTCAACCTTCTGGCTTTCTATATAAATGAAAGCCAGAAGAACCGTATGTAAGGACAATATCAATTTCATTTATAAGCAACGGAGCTGTTCTGCCGTTGCCATAAGTGCATAAAAAACAATAACCCTGAAGTTTGCTTGTTCAGCAGGGACAACAGGGTCTTACGTTTGCAAACATGCCAGCTGTTTTTAAAGACGAAAAAAACAACAAACAACGATTGAATGAAGTCATTTTCTTTATTGAAGGTGGATTGATGCAATAATATCTGTACCAGAAATACCTGGTGTAAATAAGATTTTGCGGTAACAGTCCATTATAAATTCAAAACGCTCAAGAGCAAGTTGTTTTTGTCAAACCAGTTTCAGAATTTAATGGGATTCACCTTATCAATATCTATGATGAGGAATTTATCGAAAAGGCAAATAAACGTACTAAAGACTCTTGTAAAACAGCAGAAGACGTTTTGAAAACTGTAAAAGAATGGCATCCGATTCTTAAATTTTAAAACCCATAATATGAATAATAAAAAATAGTTATAGGAGGAAAATAAACGATTCCGGAACACATATTGGATTAATACATTGCTGCAGTTAAGCAATTAAACTGATATAAAAGCCAACGAAAAGAGCATGACTTGATTGTTCTTTTCGTTGGCTTCGTTTTATTCAGGCTTTTTTTCTGAGAACAAAGATGCGTTTCATCTTAAAAAATACAAAAACACCCAATTTTACATTCTTGGGTGTAAAATTGGGTGTTTGTTTTGCAATTTGCTGATTTTCAGCGTTTATTGCGGAGAGACAGGAACTAATAACTTATTTGTCGTTGCGTGTCATAGAATACCACTCCTTTTGAAACACAATACTTTTAAAGTAAACGTGGCATTGTGCAATATCACACAATACCACAAAACGTGCATAAAATCGTGTACAAAACCGTGTACACGGAATATTCAATAAAGAATCGTGTACATTATAGATTATCAAACCGCGACATTGCCTTTGCCTTTAATTCATCAACGATGGCAATGTATGGCTTCATTGCTGAATAATCAGAATGCCCCGTCCATTTCATAATGACTTCACTTGGAATGCCAAGTTGCAAGGCTGTAACAACAAAAGTGCGTCGCCCGCAATGGGTTGTCAATAATGCCCACTTAGGCAATACTTCTTCATGTCGTGTATTGCCTTGAAAATACACAATCCGGGTCGGTTCATCTATTCCACAAACTTGTCCAAGGATTTTCAAATGGGCATTCATTTTTACATTGGAAATTACAGGCAATGCCAAGTTTCCCGGAAATTGGCAATCCTTGTATTTGTCAAGAATCGCTTGTGAATGCTTGTTCAATTCGATACGCAACCCATCATTGGTTTTCTTGGTGACAACATCAATGAAGTTGTCTTTTATATCGGAACGCTTCAATTTGGCAACATCGGAATAACGCAACCCAGTAAAGCACGAAAACAAGAATACGTCCCGGACACGTTCAAGTGCTGATTGTGTGGGTAAGAATTGGTAATTTTCTAAAGTCTTGATTTCATCTTGGGTCAAATATATTATTTCCTTTGAATTTCCGTCAATGCCTTTCAACTTAGGTTTGAATGTGTCATGCAGATTGCCAAGGTAATATCCCTTGTTTGCCGCCCAACGCAAGAACCAACGAACAAAAGCAAGGTTCTTTGCGATGGTGGTATTCCGCAATCCAACCTTACTTAAATGCGAAAGGTATGCTTGCATCTTTTCTTCATTCAGGTTGTAAAAAGACAATGATGGGTCAAATGATTGCAAATGAGCCTTGATAGCACGAAACTTTTCTTGTGTTGCATCCGTCCATCCATTTTGTTTTCCCATTGTTTCGGTGAACAAATTGAACGTGGTAAAGAAATTATCACCGGGTGAAGTAAGTGATTCATTGGTTTTGGTTTTTCGTCCCACCATATCATTGAACAAATCTTTCACTTCACCCGGTGTTGGGATTCGCTTTTCTATCAATTCATATCGGGCAAATATTTCATTCATTACCGATTTCCATTCATCAATGGTTCGGTTGATGGTGGATGCAGCTTCACAAGATGCCAATGCACGTTGGTTTCCCATGTCCCAATCCACAAGGTTGATGTTATGCCCGGTCGGAAAGTCGAATGGTGGTTGCCCCTTTAATGTGACGCGCATTCGGATTGACAAGTGTTCAGAATCCCCCTTTCCCCTTTTGTGTAATAAGAACTTTATTCCTTTTTGGATGTACATTGTTTATCCGATTTAAGCATTTTGCCACGTCCGAGCAATAACCATTCAGCCGACACGCCAAAGTCCGTACAGATGCCCGAAAGTGCGTCTATGTCTATCATTTTATAAGTCATTTCTTCAAGCGGTTTATTCAAATCGTTCTTGATACGTGAATACTTGGTGCGATTCAACTTGTGTGTATCGCAAAAGCCTTTTAAGCCATTTACCTTGCCTAAAGAAATAGCCATATCCAAGGCTTCAAAGAATCGGCGTTGAATTTCAATGGCGCGTGGGTTGATGGATTTTTTCATTGGCTTATTCTTTTTACTTTGACGGTGGAAGATTGGTTGGGTGTCCGTCCCTTTATATCGAATGTTGCATGACACAAGCCGTCATTTTGTATGCCATTATCAAATTCAACGGAAATATCTAAATTCCACCCACGTTCTTCTTTAATGGATATAAGTTGCGATTCAACAGAATAAGACCATAAACCCGTGTGCAGAATATCCCTTTCACCATTTTCATTGATGGTGTATTGGGTGAATTGGTTTGGTATGGCAAATTCATAATATACATTATATCCCGTATCGGATATATCGGTAAAATAACCGTCGCTATTAAGATAAGCGTATTCAAGCCATGTCCCGGCAACGGTGCTTAATTTCGTGTCCGGTTCTAATTCTCCATCCGACTTTGAACAACCAACCAATATGAATGCACTAATAAGAAAAATGTATTGTATTACCTTTTGCATGACTTCATCTTTTTATCATATTCAACAATCATTCTATCGAACAGGTCTTTGTTTACCAAGGCATATTCTTCACCCTTTAAACTTGCCAATTCAAGTTCATTGAAAATTTCTTGTGGCATTACCGAATAATAAGACGGATTGCCATAATAGTTGCTTACTTTGATTTCAATCATTGCTATTCCCTTTTTGTGTGATGTTACCTATTATTTCCAACAGCTTATCAATGTGTTCTTGCGCCTTTGCCAATGATGCTTCTTTCATTGCAAGAATATCCAATAACTTTTCTATTGTGTCGGGCTGATTGTTGACCGTTACATTGTTGCCATTGATATTGTTACCATTGACATTGCTTTGTTCGCCCCCGGCATATTGTTGTGGCTTTATAACCAAATCACGCAAAATTGCGTGTTTAGACTTTGGAATGGTTGAACCTGATTCCCAATTTTGTATTGTCCGGGGGTGTACTCCAATCATTTCCGCAAGGGATTCTTGCGAAACACCCAATTTTTCGCGAATTTTTCTTATATCCAAATCGTTCATAATAAGCGTATTTTGAAATTATATCATACCAATCACGCAAAATTGTGCGCTAAAAATTTGGCAAAACACACAATATGCCGTATATTTGCACTTGTAAAGTTCAACAATGCAAAGGTAAAGGGTTGCAAAACATTTGCAAATAGCAAAATTACGTCATTTTAGACGCAATACCAAAAATCAACCCGAAAACTTGCAGCAAAAAAAATGATTGTAATATGAGTAAAGAACAGTTTTCATTCAACAAGGGGTGGTCGCAAGTAAGAAACGGCGACTTGCCCGAATGCCGTAAACGCTTGATGACGGCTTTGAATATTAAAACAAGAGCGGCATTCCTGAACCGATTAAAAGGTGATGTCGAACCGAAGGTTTCAGAAGTCCGGGCAATTGAAGATGTATTTGCCCAATATGGTATAACAGATGTTTGGGGTATCGCATAATGAACAACGCAAAACCATTAACCAAGCGTGAATCTGAAATTGCTGAATTGTTTGCGTGGGGCGCAAGTAAAAAAGATATTGCCAAACGCTTATTCATTTCGGAACGGACGGTGGAAAACCACACCCGCAACATATATGAGAAAACCGGGTGTTCCAAAGTCAATGAATTGTCCGCATGGTGGTTTTGCAAGACATTCCATATATCATTTGAATTGTCGCCGTTCAAACGGAATGCAATAACAATGGTAATGATAATGTTGATGATACCCCAAATAATGGACTTCGATAATATGGCAATCAGAACGCGCACAAATTCTTGCCGGGTCGTGCGTGTGGTTCGCGCAAGAAGAAAATCCGGCAACGACAATGCAACGGTCGATTTTATGTAACAACAATCTAAAATTCGCAACAATGGAAAAGAACGAAATAATGAAATATGTAAGAATGTCCATCGTGAGTGTATTGGGTTATATCGCCTTGATATTGATGGTGGGTGAACCCATTGAGGACGAAACGTGGTTTCGCGTTTTCTTCATTTCAAAAGGGCTTACATTCCTAATTGGATATTGCACATACAAACTTTATTCTTTTTGGGAATCAAAAGGTCTTTTGCCCAAAATGGACGAAGATATTTAGTTACCAATGATAAGAATAGACCGAAATACAAGGATAATAGACCTAACGGTTGGTGAGCTGATGGAACTATTGGAAACCATAAAATCAGAGCCACGACAAGCCCCCGAACCAACAAGGCGGTTCGTTTATGGGATTGCGGGAATTGCCCAACTATTCAATTGCAGTATAACAACAGCAAACCGCATTAAGGCAAGCGGGCGGATAGACCGGGCTATTAAGCAGCATGGGCGAATAATTGTGGTTGATGCCGACCTTGCTTTGGAATTATATAGTACTAACAAATAAATGTCGCAACAATGAAACAGGTAATTTTAAAATCACTTTCCCTTTGCAACTTCAAGGGTGAAAAGGAACGAACAACATTGTTCAATCATGATGCCACCACAATATCCGGTGGCAATGGTCTTGGTAAATCAAGACATTTCGATGCTTTCATTTGGCTTCTTTTCGGTAAGGACACCCAAGACCGCAAGGATTACGAAGTGAAAACACGTGTGAATGGTATCGAATTGCATAATGTCGAATGCAGTGTGTCGGGTGTAATTGTGGTTGATGGTCAAGAGATAACCCTGAAACGTGCATTTGTGGAAGATTGGGTAAAACCACGTGGACAAGTTGAAAGAGTATTTAAGGGCAACCACACTGAATGTTGGTGGAATGAAACCCCGGTGAACGTGGGGGAATACACCAAGAGAATAGAAGCAATCATTGAACCATCTTTGTTCAAGATGATAACCAATCCGGCTTTCTTTGTCGGGATGAATTGGAAATTACAGCGCGAACAATTGTTTCAACTTGCCGGAACAATCACCGATGCCGAAATTGCTTCACGAAACCCGGAATTCGCCGCTTTGCTTGACAAGATAAGCGGCAAGACACTTGCCGACTTCAAAAAAGAATTGACAGCACGCAAGAAGCGTTTACAAGATGAATTGGCGCAAATCCAACCAAGGATTGACCAAACCCACAAGATGAAGCCGGAAAATGAAGATTTCCAAACAATCGAATTAGAAATTGAAAACATTGATAAGGAGATTTCAGATATTGACAAGGCTATTACAGACGTAACCGCCGCAATCCGTCGTCAATTCAAGGTGGAACAGGATAAGCAAATGAGGGTAAACACATTGAAATCCGAATGCCAACAAATTATATTTGACGCAAAAACCAAGGCGCAAAATGCAGCCTATGAAGCCAATTCGAGCCACCGTGAACTTGAATCCAAGATAAAGGACAAGGAACGTGAAATTGAAAGTTTGCGCAAGGGTATAACCAACGGACAAGTTGAAATTGCCAAAATTCACCGCGAAATTGAGGGCATAAAAGCCACCCAAGATGAATTGCGCAAGGAATGGTTCAACGAAAATTCAAAGTCGTACAATGGCGAAACGACGTGTCCACATTGCGGTCAAGAATTACCGGAAGATATGATTTCCCAAGCCCACGACTTGTTCACGAAGAATCAGGTTGAAAAATGTGATTCCATTTCAGCCAAGGGAAAGGAACTTGGCAATAAGGTGGTAGAACATGAAAATATGGTTGTTGCCATTCAAGGAGAAATCGAAAAAGCGACCAATAATAAGGCAATCTTATGTTCCGAAATAGAAACCCTGAAAGCACAATTTGCAGAAATCCCGGTTGTTGATGTCGCCGCCGTTATTCCTGAACAGATACCCGAATATGTGGCAAAGCAAAAGGAAATTGCAGATATTGAAGCAACCATCATAACCGACAATTCAAGCATTGATACCACCAAATTACAGGCGCAAAAAACGGAATATAACAAGAAACGTGGTGATTTGGTCGCACGCCTTGCAAAGCGTGAAGCCATTGCCCGGTGCGAAAAGGAAATTGCAGACCTTGAAGAAAAAGGTAAGCAGCTTGCACAAATGATTGCTGATGCTGAACACGAAGAATACACCATTGCACAATTCACCAAGACGAAGATTGATGAATGTGAAACCCGTATCAATGCGATGTTTAAAGTGGTGTCATTCCAATTGTTCGATTACACCAATGATGGCAATCCGGTTGAAACGTGTATTGCAACAATTGGTGGTGTCCCTTATGGAAGTGCTAACACGGCAAGTAAGATGAATGCTGGGCTTGATATAATCAACACGTTGTGCAAGTTCTATGGTGTTCATGCCCCGATATTCATTGATAACAGGGAATCGGTAAATGAAATAATCGAAACCCAAAGTCAGATAATCAACCTTGTAGTGAACCAAGACAATTTCTTAACTGTAAAATAAGTATTTCGTTATGAATGAGATTCAGAAAACAAACGGCAGTGCAATAGTTGCACAACCACAAAATCAAGTTGGGTTCAATTTCTTTGACCCGGAACAATTCAACACCATGCAGCGTGTTTGCAAGTTATTTGCCTATTCGGAACTTGTTCCGGATATGTACAAAGTCAAGTATGACCAAATCCCGGCTAATGCCGACGAAAACACAATCAATGCAATCAAGTTCAAAAACCAAGTTGCCGAACACAAGGCGGTTGCAAACTGCATGATTGCAATTGAGATTGCAACCCGAATCGGCGCATCGCCTTTGATGGTGATGCAAAACATGACACCGATTTATGGAAAGCCGTCGTGGTCGTCAAAGTTCCTTATTGCAACCGTGAACACGTGCGGACGCTTTGAACCTTTGCAATTTCGGTTCACCGACAAGGGTATGTGCGGGATGGTAGATTATACGGATTATGTATGGGATAATGCCACACGTTCCAAGAAGCCCGTTGCAAAGCAATTTGACGGCAAAAAAATAATGAACATTGAATGCGTGGCATTCACTACCAAGAAAGGTTCTAATGACGTGTTGGAAAGTTCCCCGGTTTCAATTGAATTGGCTATTCAAGAGGGATGGTACACAAAAAACGGCTCTAAATGGCAGACAATGACCAAACAAATGCTTATGTATCGTGCAGCTTCATTTTGGACAAGTGCCTATGCCCCGGAACTCTCTATGGGTATGCGCACGGTTGAAGAACAACAAGATATTTACGTGGACTATCAGGATGTAACAACAACAGAAGTGGAAGCCGAAAAGAAAGAGAATGCCAACAAGGTAAATATCGGTGTTGACCTTGCCAATGGTCAAGATGCCACAACAACAACCATTGTGGACACCAAAACGGGAGAAATAAAAGAAAGTACAACAGAAGCCCCCAAGGAGGAACAAAAGCCAAATCCGGGGTTCTAACGTAAAATCCGAAAGGTTATGGAATTAAAAATATTGGGTTCAAGTTCAAAGGGAAATTGTTATTTGCTTGACAATGGAACAGAATGCTTGATGATTGAATGCGGTGTTCCTTTCAAGGACGTGCAAAAAGCGGTGAATTTTGATGTTTCACGCATTTGTGGTGTACTTGTATCACATGAACACGGCGACCATGCCAAACACGTTCAAAAGTGCATTAAAGCACGTATTCCCGTGTATGGTTCGCAAGGTACACTTGAAGCACTTAATTTCAACCCGACAATGGATGTGCCGAATTTAGTATGCCGAATGGATGGCTTGACGATTCACCAAATAGGCAAATTCCGGGTGCAGCCGTTCGCAACCGAACATGATGCCGCCGAACCTTTCGGTTTTTTGATTTATCACCCGGAATGTGGAAAGGTCTTGTTTGCCACTGATACGTATTACTTGCGTTACACGTTTGACGGATTGAACAATATTCTTTTGGAATGCAATTATCGCCAAGACATATTGGATTCCAATGTGGAATCGGGCAAGGTTCACCCGGCTATGCGTACACGAACGATGAAAAGCCATTGCAGCTTTGACACGTGTCGGGAAATATTGCTTGCCAATGACTTGTCAAAAGTCAATAACATTGTCTTGATACACCTTTCGGATGGCAATTCAAATGAAAGAGAGTTTAAGCAAGGTATTTTGGAAGCAACAGGCAAGACCATTCACATTGCACGAAGTGGAATGACAATAAAAAACTTCAATGTATCACCATTTTAATTCTTACAACAATGAAAAAGTATTTAGTGACAAACAAGAAAACGCAAGAAATTTGCGGAAAGTTCGATTCAAAAAGTGAAGCAGCAGATGAGATGTTGGGCTTTATCGAGGAACACAACGAAGATGTGGATTCAGACGATGAAGAATACTTGACCCCGTTTGATTTTACCCTTGAAGAGATTGAGAGCAAGGAAATCAACGAAGTGGTTACAGATTATGAAAAGGCAAGGGAATATCTTGGTGGCAAGCCCAATGCAGATTTTACCGTTGCCAAAAAGATTCTTTCGGGTAATTGTGTCCAACTTGAAGATGTTACAAGGTTGGTTTCAGAGCTTAACCTCAAACACGTTAAAGCCATTATTGCTTTCAACCGTCTTTGCACTATTGCACAAGCATGGAACAAAGAAGATGATTTCACCCCGGATTTCTCAAACAGGAATCAAGAAAAGTGGTTTCCGTGGTTTGTATATTCCGATGATGCTGCGGGGTTCGTGTATGCGGCTACGTATTATTCGGCTACGACTGCGGCTGCGAGGTTCGGTTCTCGGCTTTGCTTCAAAACGTCCGCTCGCGCCCGCCAATTCGGGGAACAATTTATTGATTTGTGGAATCAAGTTTTGTTATTTAGACAACCAAGTGTATCACTATAAAACGAAATATTATGGATAAGACGCTTGGAAAAGAATACGAAAACAAGATGCAACGTATCGCATTTTTGAAAGACAATTGCGATGGCGTTGAAAACAAAGGGTACATGAAACCATACAGCCCGGAAGAACTGCAAGGGCATAAAGAAAAACTTGCCAATGTTTCAATCGAAATCGCCGAAATCGAAGCGGAAATGAAGCAATCACAAGCCGAATATAAAGGCAGATTGAAACCATTGAAAGAAGCAAGAACAAATATGGTTTCAAATATCAAGTCAAAGGCTGAATATGTGACGGAAGTATGTTACAGATTTACAGACCAAGACAGAAAGGAAACTGGGTTTTACAATGATGAGGGTGATTTGATTGAATGCAGACCAGCAACAGCGGATGAACTTCAACCAACCATCTTTCAAGGAATACGAATGAACACCGAAAGGAAAACAGGAACTAATGATTAACCATTTAAAAATTGAATAATATGCAGAATGAGAAATTACAAATCAACTTTGCCCCCGGAATGGCAAAAGCTGAATTAGTGTTGCGTGAGGGTGTAGCACCAAAGGAACTTGACCCCAAAGCACCCGTCAAAACCAAATTGAACGGTGTAATTGGTGCAGTCGTTGAATATCTAACAAAGAGAATCAACACGGGACAATTTGCCCAAAAGGATTGCCATATTCTTGTAAACCGTGAAAATATTGAAATCACTTTGATAATCAATGAAGCGGATGAATACAAACGTGGTGAAATAGTCGGCAAATTGGGCTACAACCCCAAATTTGTTGAGTTCGGAATAAATGGCGGTAAGATTTGGACACCGACGGAACTTGGAATGTTTATCAAGATGAATCGGGCATTCTTTGCCGACCGTTCCGAAAACATGAAATTGGTTTCATGCCTGATGAACTTTACCGCCGATGTGAACAACAAGATTGACCGTGCCGTGAAAGAAAATGGTAATCGAACGGATAATTTTGCACAAGTGGTCAATTCCAATTTGCCCGAATCATTCACAATTCAAATGCCCATTTTCAAGGGTATGCAACCCGAAACAATAGAGGTTGAAACATTTGCACAAGTAAATGGACGTGAAGTTGCGTTCGTACTTCTTTCACCCGGTGCGCAAGCCACACTTGAAGATTTGCGCGACAAGGTGATTGATGAACAATTGAAGCAAATAAGGGAGATTGCGCCGGAAATCGCAATCATTGAGGTTTAACAGAGTGCCCCCGGCTTGACTTTGTGCCGGGTCGGGGGCTTAAATATCGCAACAATGAATGATTTGAAGATAACATTGGAATCCCTTGTGGCAAGATATAACACAACGGCATTCATGGATAATGACCCGGTGTTGTTTCCACGTTGTTTCTTGGGCAAATCCCAACAAGACATTGAAATTGCCGCGTTCCTTGCTTCAACAATCGCTTGGGGTAATAGGAAACAGATAATGACAGGTTGCCAAAAGATGTTGTTTGACATTATGGATGGCAAACCTTATGACTTTGTGATGCAAGATGGGTGGAAGCATATAGACCCGAATTGCAATATCCACCGCACATTCTTTGGGCGGGATTTGGCGTATATGTGTAGTGGGTTGCAACTTGTGTATCTGACAAGCAACACTTTGGCAATCGCTTTCGGACAAGGTGACTTAACCGTTTGGGATGGTTTTTCAAGATTGCGTGAATTGTTCGCACAAGCGAATGGCGGTGAATACTCAAAGCATATATCTGACCCGACACCAAACAGGCACAAGGGCGGTTCACCTTGCAAAAGACTGAATCTTATGTTGCGTTGGTTATGCCGTCAAGATGGAATTGTTGATTTGGGCGTTTGGCATAACTTGAAGCCAAGTCAATTGATGATGCCCCTTGATGTTCATGTTGCCCGCATAGGGCGCGAATTAGGGCTTATTACACGAAAAAGTAACGACCGCAAGACCGTTGAAGAATTAACCCGGAGATTGGCGGATTTCGACCCTAAAGACCCATGCAAGTATGACTTTGCCTTGTTTGGTTATGGTGAACAACAAAAACGCATTGCCTTATGAAAGATACATTCTATTTTCAGCATGATTACAACGCACGCAACGACCCAAAGTTGCAAGATGTGTTGATTGACCTTGGGGTTGAAGGTATCGGCGTATTTTGGTGCATCATTGAGCAACTGTATGAGCAGGGCGGAAAGTTGCCGTTGCGTTCGTGCAAAAGTATTGCATTTGCATTGCACGTGGATTGCAACAAGGTTGAATCCCTTGTGCATGACTATGGATTGTTTAAGAATGATGGTGTCAATATGTGGTCTGATTCTGTTTTAAAGCGTTTGGATAAGCGGAAAGACATTTCCGATAAGCGCAAACAAGCAGCTATTGCCCGATGGAAACAAAGCCTTGAAAATCAAGCAATACAACCCCAATCGGCAAATAACAAGCAAATAACAACCGATTCAAATGTAATGCAAATGCAAAACACAAGCAATGCAAATGCAGGACATAAAGAAAAGGAAATAAAAGGAAATATTAAAGAGAATATAAAAGAGAAAAGCGTTACCCGCTTTTCCCCACCGACCATTGAAGAAATTAAGGCTTACATTCTTGAAAAAGGATATACGATTGATGCCGAACGATTCTTTGATTTCTACGAAAGTAAAGGGTGGTTTGTCGGTAAAAACAAAATGAAAGATTGGAAAGCCGCAATTCGTAATTGGGCAAAAAGCGAAAAAGAACGGCGGTCAACTTATCCAAGCAAGGTGCAAACAATTAAAGCGAATGACGAATGGAAGTAAAGGACAACAACAATAAAAAAGTTCAGATGCCAAGCATCGAACAGATATTGAACGCAATCAATCAACGGGGAATGTTTGCTGGCTTCCAACGCTATCAATATATGCACTACGATGTTGAACAAGCCTTGAAGATTGTGGAAGCAATTGGAAAAAGTCGGAATCCTAAATTCGTAATTGATGATGAAAACAAATTCACTTATGAAAATTTCATCAAATGGGCACATTGTGACCCATCCATGCAATGCCTTGACCCCAACACCGGGAAACGTATTCCGGGGCGATTGAAGCGCGGAATTTATATTGCAGGAAACACGGGTTCGGGAAAATCATGGTGCTTGGAAATTATGCAAGCGTATTGCACAGCTTTAGGCTTCAAGGTTCTTTGGCAAGACGATACACAACCGCGCCCCCTATGGTGGCGGATTATCCGTGCAGATGCTTTGTGTGATTACTATCTTGAAAATGGCAATTTTCAAATATTCAAGAAACAACCGATGCTTGGCATTCAGGATTTCGGGCAAGAACCGCAAGAAAACTTGTACATGGGCAACCGTATTGATGTAGTCCGGCAACTTATTGAATACCGGGGTGACAAATGCGATGAAATGACGTTCATAACATCCAATATGAAGATTCAAGGTGAAGTCTTGATGAATCGTTATGGCGACCGTGTGGCAAGTAGATTGGTGGAAATGTGCAATTACTTTGAAATCAAAGGAAAAGACAGGCGAAAAATTTAATCCTATGAACAACGAAGAATTAAAAAACACGTTGGGTGATGATTTATGTGATTATTGCCCTTGGAAGAACAACGAAATTGAACACTTGTGCGATTCGCTTTGTGAGGGTTCATATTGCGATGAAGCATTGGAAGCGTTCTTGGAAGAAAATAAAGATTTCTTTGATGATGATGCGGAATAATTAACTAACAAAATTCTAATAACAATGAACGGTATTATCATTCAACAAGAAGTGGTCTATAAGACTGACAGGGGAACGCCCGTAACGGATTCCCTTAAAGTGGCGGAAGTGTTCGGCAAAAGACATGACAACGTATTGAAGTCAATCCGTAACATTTGCCGTCCTCAAAATGTAGGAGAGCAAACCGAGCAATCAAAGTGGTTCTATGAATCAAGTTACATTGATGCTAATGGTGCAAAACGTCCTATGTTCGTGATGAACCGCGATGGATTTTCTTTGCTTGCAATGGGATTGACCGGAGCAAAGGCAATGCAATTCAAGGTCGGATTCATCGAACAGTTCAACGCGATGGAAACGGTGGTTCACCAAGTAATGCAAACCACCCCGGCAATCCCACAAACCTTTGCCGAAGCATTGCGCCTTGCAGCTTCACAAGCTGAACAGATTGAGCAACAGCAAAAGAAAATTGAAGCCGATGCCCCACGTGTATTGTTTTCGCAAGCCGTGGAAACGTCCAACAAATCCGTATTGATTGGGGAACTTGCCAAAATCATTTGCCAGAATGGGGTGAACACCGGGGAAAAAAGGCTTTTTGCTTGGTTGCGTGAAAAAGGTTACTTGTGCCAATTTGGTGAGAGATACAACCAACCGACCCAAAAGGCAATGGAAATGGGCTTGTTTGAAATCAAGAAAACAACGATTCAAAAGCCGGATGGATGCACGATTGTTTCCAACACCACCAAAGTAACCGGGAAAGGTCAAATCTATTTCGTGAATAAGTTTTTGCATAATAATCAAAAGGGAATAAAGCAATGAAAATATATATAGCAGGAAAGATAAGTGGATTGCCTTATGATGAAGTGCGTGAACGATTCAATGGTGCGGAAGATTTGCTTACCGAACTTGGCTTTGAAGTATTGAACCCGGTTAAGAATGGTCTTGACCAAGACACGTCTTGGAATGGGCATTTGTGCAGGGATATAGAATTGTTATTGCCTTGTGATGCAATCTACATGATGGATAATTGGGTGGATTCAACCGGGGCTTCAATTGAATATGATATTGCAACAAGAATGAATAAAGATATTTGGTTTGAATCGAACGTGGTGCATAAAGACCTTGTTGTTTTAAGGATTCAAAATGCAATCCATGAAGTAACCGGGTTGAAGTTCAATCAATATGTCACCAAATCGAGAAAGCGTGATGGGTTCTATGCAAGAATGATTTTCGTGTACCATTGCCGGATGCACAAAATGAAACTTACCAAGATAGCGGAATATGTACACCGTGACCATTCAACCATGCTTCATCTATTGAAAAAGTATCAGGATGATTTCAAGTATAATCCGCAATTCAGAGATATAGCAACGAAAGTAAATAATATATTAAATAAAACCGCCAATAATGCACAAATTTGATTTCAATTGGACATTGAAAGATGCCCAATTCACGAAAGACAAAGGAAAGGTCTTTTCGTGTTTTGCTTGTGGGGGGGTCGTCAATGGGATATAAACTTGCCGGATTTGACGTTATCGGATGCAATGAGATAGACCACCGCATGATGTACGCATATTGTCAGAATCACAACCCGAAATTCCCTTTCCTTGAACCGATACAGACATTTAAGGACAAACAAGATTTGCCGCCCGAATTGTTCAACCTTGATATTCTTGATGGTTCACCACCTTGTTCAACCTTTTCCATTGCCGGAAGTCGTGAAGAAGCATGGGGCAAGAAAAAGAAATTCCGGGAGGGACAAGCTGAACAAGTTTTGGACACGTTGTTTTTTGACTTCATAGACCTTGCAAAGAAGCTGCAACCCAAGGTGGTTGTTGCGGAAAATGTAAAGGGGCTTTTGATTGGAGAAGCCAAGGACTATGTTAGGCGAATTTATGATGGCTTTGAGGAAGCTGGGTATTATTGCCAACATTGGTTGCTTGATGCACAATATATGGGTGTCCCACAAAGGCGTGAACGTGCTTTCTTTGTGTGTTTGCGCAAGGATATTGCCAATCCCTTTCTTGTTCCGCAAGGATTGTTTGATGTAGTCCCGGCTTTGAACTTAGATTTTCATGAAAAGCCGATAATGTTTGGTGAAGTTGCAGATTTCAGGGGACGTGAAGCTAACAGCAAGACAATACGTTTATTGTGGGAAAATCGCCAATATGGTGATTTGAACCAAGGGGCAGCGAATGAAAGGTTATTTGGGAAAGGCAGTAATTTCAATCAGACGTATGTGTATATGGATAGGATTTGCCCGACCCTTGCAAGCAAAGAATCATGTTTGATACATTTTGAGCAACCCAAGTATTTGAGCAAAAGCGAAGTTTGTTGTATTTCATCATTCCCGCAAGATTACAACTTTGCCGGACAATCACCGCATTATGTGTGTGGAATGTCCGTGCCACCCGTAATGATGGCGCAAATCGCAAGCCGAATTTGGGAATATTGGCTATCAAAGATTTAGAAATTTATGTATTACTATAAAACAAATAAGCAATGAAATTAGTATTTTTCGACCTTGAAACAACAGGAACAAACCCCGGAAAGCATGGCATTCACCAAATATCCGGGCAAATCGTGATTGATGGAGTGATTAAAGAAACATTCGACTTTCACGTTCAACCCAACCCGAAAGCCTTAATTGAGGATGAAGCGTTGAAAGTGGGCAATGTGACACGTGAACAAATACTTGCTTATCCGCCGATGCAACAAGTTTATCAAGAATTTGTGTCTATGCTTGGCAAGTATGTGGACAAGTTCAACAAAAAGGACAAGTTCTTTTTGGTCGGCTACAACAATGCAGCTTTCGACAATCAGTTTTTGCGGGGCTTTTTCTTGCAAAATGGTGATGTGTATTTTGGTTCTTGGTTTTGGGCTAACTCAATAGATGTGATGGTGCTTGCATCCGCCTATCTTGCGACCCGCCGCCCGGACATGGAGAATTTTAAATTATCAACAGTTGCAAGAACCCTTGGGGTTGATGTGCAAAGTGAATCATTGCATGATGCGATGTATGACATTGAACTAACAAAAGCCGTGTTTGATATAATCACCAAGATTGAATGAAATTATGAAAACAACAACGCAACAATGTTTTAAAACCGCGTATGACCTTTATTTGTGGCAAAGCATGAATTGTGAACAGTGCAAAAAGCGCGTTTGCTACAACCAAAGGTTGAAAAGAATGCCGCAATACCGATGCGCGGTGCAACAACAAATCGAGGGGCAGCAAATGGGCGAAGAAGAAGTGAGCCAACGCACTTATGATGCGGCACAACTTGATAAATGCCCTTATTTCGCAGCAAAGGTGGAACAACCCGAAACCGAAATATTGGACTTTTCAAAGGGCGAAAGCGTGGTGAAAAAAGAAGAAACCAAGCCCGAACCTAAGGAGCAACCCAAAGCCCCCCCCAAGCCAATCATACATGATGCAACCTTGTTGCAAATGTCTATGGAAAAGAACATTCCGGTTGAAGATTTGGAAGCGGCTGAAAAGCGAATGTTTGAAGCGATTGCCCAACATGGTTTCTTGCCACCATCCACACAAGAAATGCAATTCAAGAAAAAAGTGAAAGACGAAGCGCAAATCATGTTTGACACATTCACATGGGACGAAAATATGATGATTGCTTTTGTTCCGCTTATCATTTCACACATTGCATGGTTGTATGCTGAAAAAGTGATGAAGTATTGTGCAGACCATCGAATTTCAGAGGTCAAGAAACTTGGGCGGGCAATAAAGGAAGTGCATACCAAGTACATTGACGATTTAAGAAAGGATTTGGATATGGCACATATCAACAACGTGGAAAAACAAACGATGCAGTTCTTGCAGGAATGCAAATGGGATTTCCAAATATTCAATCTGCAAGTCAATTCGGCTATTAAAAAGGAATATCCCGATATGATGTATCAGGATATGCGAACCGATGCTTGGTGTGGTGTCTTAATCATTGAGTTCCTGAAACAACACAACCGGGAAATGGATAAGATTATTGCCCAAAAGATGGGTTCAAGCAATTCAATAACCAATCCAAGGATGAATGCCCTTTCCGGGTTGTTGGACGCATATTTGCCCGATGGCTTCATGCTTAAAGATACAAAGCAAATAAACCTTTGCTTGCGCGTGTTGGCTAATAGAATAAGACAAATAGATTTTCAAGTGGTTGACTAAAAAGAGTATTCACAACTATAACATTCAAAAAAAAATGAACTATAACGAATTATCAAACAAAGCACATTCCAATTCCGCGAAGCATGGATTTTGGGGTGAGAAATGGAGTAATGAACATTACTTGATGCTTGTTATCACCGAAATTGGTGAATTGGTTGATGCAGACAGAAAAGATTGCCATGCCGATAGATATGAATATATGCGATGTTCAAAGACGGCATGGGCATTTGAAACCTTTGTCAAGAATACCATTGAAGATGAATTTGCAGACATTGCTATTCGTCTTTTCGACCTTGCCGGGCATTTGGGTGTTGATTTCGACAAGATGAACCCTTGCCGTTACCACCGAGCCTTTGACAAGTTCACCTTTTCCGAAAATGCCTTTGCCTTGTGCAAGGGTTTGTCCCGTGATGTTATCGGGATTGAAAAGCGTATTCAATTCGGTGTTGAGTATGTTCGGAAATGGGCAGAAACTTTAAAAGTGGACTTGGAATGGCATATTCAGCACAAAATGAAGTATAACGAAAATCGTCCGCCCTTACATGGTAAGAAGTATTAAGCAAATGGAATGCAATTGCATAGCATTTATATATAAACCAAATTTTAAAAGATTATGTTACAATTAGAAGTTATCGGTAACCTTGGAAGTGATGCCGAAATTAAGGAGTTCAACGGAAAGAAGTACGTTTCAATGAATGTTGCCCATTCGGAAAAAAGAAAGGACAGCAGCGAAAACACCGTGTGGGTGTCCGTACTTTGGTATGGTGATGGTGGTGGCTTGTTCCAATACCTTAAACGAGGTTGCAAGGTGTTCTTGCGTGGTCGCCTTGTCCCGAAAGCATACGCGGATAAACAGAATCAACCGCAATGTTCGTTGAATATGTATGCCAATGAAGTGAATATGTGCGGTGGAAAGCAGGAAGCAACACAACCGGGCGGTAATGCCAACGCCCCGGCGGGTGGTGATGACTTGCCGTTTTAATTGGTTGCCTTATGTCAAAGTATGACAATATCATTGCCATTGACCCGGACAAGGAAAAATCGGGCGTGGCTTTCTTGCAGCCCAAGACAAAAGCTTTGGAAGTTGCTAATTTGGCATTTCCGGCATTGCTTGACTATCTGCAATACGCAAAAAAGGAACAAGCCCAATGCGGTGAATCCTTGGTTGTCGTTGTGGAAGCCGGGTGGATGGTTAGGAAAAGCAATTTCCATGATGCCCAAGGACACCGAGCCGAAAAGATTGCAAAGGATGTTGGGGCAAACCATGAAACAGGGCGCAAAATTATAGAAATGTGCAAGCATTATGGAATTGAGGTTGTACAACACGCGCCCTTGGTGAAGTGTTGGAAAGGCAAAGACCGCAAAATAACGCATGAAGAATTGGCTTCAATCACGGGTTTGATTGGACGGACGAACCAAGATGCACGTGATGCAGCTTTGTTGGCATGGGTGTTTGCAGGGTTGCCGATAAGGTTAAAATGTTGATAGGTTGTTTCTATCTTTTTTGCGAAAGGGGTGTGTTATTGTAATACACCCCTTAACTTTGCGATGAAATCGCAAAAAGCTAAGAAAATATGAAACCTATTGATTTTGCGCAATCAACAAAAGTATTGCAACGACCGTCAACAATGGCGGAAAGTGAATGCCAATCGTTACCCGTGTGGAATGATGGCAAACAATGTGTGTCGTGTTGGAAAGCGACATTCAAGGAAAGATTGAACATTTTATTGACCGGGAAAGTGTGGCTTGGTGTGCTTTCGGGTAAAACACAACCGCCCGTTTTTGTTTCGGGTGAATCGGTTTTTGTGGAAGAGCCGTTAAAAGCCCGATTCTTGGCATTTCTTGCAGAAGTCAAGGAAAGTATTATTGAAGCATGGGAAAGCACCAAGGAAGCCGCCAAACAGTCCGACAAACGAAAGCATTTCTTTGTCGGTGTTTTGATTTCGCTTGTTATCGGTACTTTGCTTGGTTGGTGGGTCGGATTCACCGCCGGAAGTCTTGCCGGAATCTGCAAGGAATGGTGGGATTCAAAAGGGCACGGCACGGTTGAAGTGATGGATGTGGTTTTCACGATGATTGGTGCAGCTTGTGCAATTCCCTTGTCGTTATTGTTTTACTTCTTGATTTGGTGATGATATGGCAAAGATGATTGAAGCAAGCATTGATTCTTTGATTCCTGATGATAAGAATTTCAACAAGGGAACGGAGTTTGGCGAACACCTTATGGATGAATCATTGCGGAAATTCGGACTTGGGCGGTCAATCCTTATCGACAAGAACAACCGAATCATTGCAGGAAACAAGACCGCCGAAAAAGCCGCTGACATAGGCTTTGACAACGTGATTATTGTTGAAACCAACGGCAATTCCCTTGTGGCGGTCAAAAGAACGGATATTGATTTGGATTCAGCCAAAGGACGTGAACTTGCACTTGCTGACAATGCAACGAGTAAAGCAAACCTTTCGTTTGATACAGACTTGATAATGCAAGAAGCCGAAAAGTTTGATTTTGACCCGGAAGATTGGGGTATTCCGATGGAACAAGGCGATGAAGAAGAACAAAACAATGATGAGGGTAAAAAGATGATTGACACACGATTGATTGTTGAATGTGGCGATGTTACCAAATTATCATTGTTATTCAGCGAGTTACAAGACAGGGGCTTTAAGTGTGAATTGAAAGAATAGTTATGATTGTAATAAAATCAACGTAAAAAAGGAGTTTGAGGAATGGCAAAGTTCAATAAAAAAACGGTGGACATGATTGTTGGGCTTGTAAAGTCCGATACCTACACCATTGCGGAAATTTGCCGTCAAGTAGGAATAACACCGAAAACATACCATCAATGGGTGAATGATTATCCCGACTTTGCCGATGCAATCGAGCAAGCAAAGGCGGAACGGATGCAAGCGATGGTGATTGAAGCAAAGAAATCCTTGATGAAGAAGATACAAGGCTATGATGTTACCGAAACCAAGGTTGTAACCATACCGGGTAAGCAGAAAGACGAAAAGGGAAATCCAAAGCCTATAATCAAGGAACAAACCACCACCAAGAAGCATATTCAGCCGGACACGGCAGCAATCATATTCACCTTGACGAATGGCGACCCGGAACATTGGCGCAATAGGCAATCCACCGAGGTAACAGGCAAGGACGGCAAAGACCTTTTCGCAAGCAAGACCGATGAAGAATTGGATAAGGAAATTGAGGAATTAAAACGCAAGTTGGAGTAATGCAGAAGCGGGCGGACAAAATAAAGTATTACAAAGCATTGAAAGAACGGCTTATTCGTGAAAGTCGTTCCGATTTGTTGCGCTTTACAATGTCCACGATGCCTACATTCCGCCCGGCAGACTTTCACCGCCGATATTATCAGGTGTTGACCGACTTTGCAGATGGCAAGATTCGCAAACTAATGGTGTTCATGCCACCACAACATGGAAAGTCCGAGGGTTCAACAAGACGTTTGCCCGCGTTCTTGGTTGGCAAGAATCCCGACAACAAATTGGCGATTGTGTCTTACAATGCACCCAAGGCAAGGAAGTTCAACCGAGAGATTCAACGTATTATTGACAGTCCCGAATATCACGAGATATTTCCAAACACCAACTTGAATGCTTCAAATGTTACGACGGTGGCGGGTTCTTGGTTGCGCAATGCCGATGAATGCGAAATTGTCGGTTGTCGTGGTGGCTTCAAGACGGTTGGTGTGGGTGGAGCATTGACGGGTGAACCCGTAGATATTCTGATTATGGATGATATTTACAAGGACGCAAAAACCGCATGGTCGCCCATTGTGCGTGAAAGTGTGTCCGATTGGTACGATACGGTTGCAGAAACCCGACTTCACAACGATTCCCAACAATTGATTGTTTTCACCCGATGGCATGAAGATGATTTGGCGGGTACATTGTTACGGCAACAAGGCGTGTATGATGAACAGAAGAACCCGGATGGGTGGGTTGTGGTGGTTTACAAGGCTATCAAAGAGGGCAAGCCGACCGAATACGACCCAAGACAAGAGGGTGAAGCATTGTGGGCGGAACGGCACAATCTGAAAAAGTTGCAGTCCATACGCAAGCGAAATCCCCAAGTCTTTGATTCATTGTATCAGCAAGACCCGCAGCCGCGTGCAGGGTTGATGTATGAAAGTGGTTTCGTTGAATACCTGATTCGTCCGGCGACAAAGTATGTCAAACGCAAATGTTATGTGGACACCGCCGATACAGGTGCGGACTACTTATGTGCGATTGTGTATGATGAAACCGATGTGGGCAACTATATTGTTGATGTGCTTTACACGACACGCCCGGTCGAATACACCGAACCCGCCCTTGCCAAGATGCTTACAAAGCATGATGTTGCCGAATGTATAGTGGAAGCGAACAACGGCGGTCGCCTATTCAAGAACAATGTTGAAAAGCAATGTCGATTGTTAGGCAATGCCAAGACCAAGTTGTCTTCATTCCACCAAACGGAGAATAAAGAAACACGCATTTATCAACATTCAGCGATGGTTCAGAACCTCACGTTTATGCCCCAAGGGTGGAAAAGCCTATTCCCCGAATTTGCAAAGGCTATTTGCGGTTATCTGAAAGCCGGAAAGAATGAACATGATGATGCCCCCGATGCTTTGACGGGTACGATTGAAAAGCGTGCAAGCCGCAAAAAATCGGACGTGGCAAGTCTATTTGGATTTTAATGTATTCACTATAAAACAATAACAATATGCCAATTGAAGAAATATTTAAAAAAGCAACGGCAAATGATGTAATTTCGGCTTTGAAATCTTGCCGTTTTATACCACAACCCGATGTGGAGAGTGCAAAAAAGGCATTGAACCCTAAGTTGCACGATGTGAATGACCCTATCTTGCGCCCGGATAAAAGGGTGAAAGTTGATGCAGATAATGAAGCGGATTCCGCACAAAAGGTTATTTCAACAGATGGTGAAGCGGTCAATTTTAGAACCGAAAAGGTGGCGAGGGTTGTACTTGCCATTCAAAAGCTGATAATCAAACGTGCCGTGTCCTTTTGCTTTGGCAATCCGCCCGAATATAATGCAACCCCGACCAATGACAATGAAAAGGGTATCATATACGCTTTGAACCGTATCTTGTATGATGTCAAAAGCAATTCATTGAACCGAAAGATTGCCCGTGCGATATTCGGATTTAAAGAATGTGCGGAATATTGGTACACGGTTGAAAAGCCGCATTCAAAATATGGCTTCAATGCCAAGCACAAGTTGCGTTGTGCTTTGTTTGCCCCTGAATTTGGCGATACTCTTTATCCATACTTCGATGAAACGGGCGATATGGTAGCATTTTCACGAGCATTTAGCCGTAAGGACAATGGCGAAAATTCAATTGATTACTTTGAAACATTCACGGACAAGGAACATTGGTTGTGGGTGAATGGGGCAAACGGTTATGATGTAGCCCCCGGTTATCCCAAACCGATAGCAATCGGCAAGATTCCGATTGTTTATGGACACCAAGCGTATTTTGAAACAGAAGATGTTGATAAGTTGATTGACCGCTTGGAATACTTGCTATCCAACTTTGCCGACACCAACGATTATCATGCAAGCCCGAAACTTTTTGTCACCGGGCAAATCAATGGTTGGTCAAAGAAAGGTGAAGCAGGTTCGGTAATCGAGGGTGAAGATGGCGCAACAATGAATTATGTTTCTTGGCAGAATGCCCCGGAATCCGTGAAACTTGAAATTGAAACCCTTTTGAAGATGATTTATACAATCACGCAAACCCCGGACATATCGTTTGATTCTGTTAAGGGGCTTGGGGCTATCAGTGGTATTGCCTTGAAGTTGTTATTCATGGATGCGCATTTGAAAGTGCAGGATAAGCGGGAAATTTTCGATGAATACTTGCAACGGCGCGTGAATATCATTTTGGCATATTTGGGGCAAATGAATACCGCGTGGGAAAAGGATTGTGATACCATTATGGTTGAACCCGAAATTGTGCCGTATATGCTTACCAACGAAATTGATGATTTGAATTATTGGCTTACCGCCAACGGCAACAAACCCGTAATATCACAAGAAGAATCGGTTGAAAAGGCTGGCATTTCAAAGGATGTGGCTTTGACGATGCAGAAAATCAAAGACCAAACGGCAAGCGAAAATTCATTTATGATTGGTGAACCACAATTGGATGGCGATGCGTAAGGTGTTATTTCTGATTTTGACGGGGCTTTGTCTTGTAGGCTGCAAGAATAGCCCGGTGCGTGGCTATGTTGTCGGGAAATCCTTTGTCCCGGCACATAACACGACAAACTATGATGTGATATTGAAAAAGCCGATGGTTAAGAGTGTTCCCGACCAATGGATTGTTTGGGTGGCTGATTCTTGCCGTGTCCGTTCGGTACACGTTGAAAAAAGCACGTTTGACACCTTGAAGCATGGGCAATTCGTAACTTCAAAAGGATTTTATTATGGCAAAAAAACGAATGATTGAAAGAACCCAATTCCATTGCCGTGATTGTGAACATTCTTATGATTGGCATGAAAAGAATTGGAAAGGTGAACTATTTATGTGCAAATGCCCCTTTCACAAAAATGGGGAATATAGCAAGTTCTTGTCAGACCCCCAATGTAGCAACTTCAAACATAGGGTTAAAGCGTAATGATGTATGGCTAAGAAAAGGCAGAAAATAAAGCGGTTTTCGATTCAATCATACGATGCAGCACATTATAGGCAAACGGAACAATATGTTAAAGCCGTGGAAGCATTGTTTGACCGGGCAACCGCCGAAATAACAAAAGCGGCTGCAAGGGGTTCATACGACCCGGAAAAGCCTTTCAACTTTGCGGATTATCCCGGTGTAAAATCCGTGATGCAGACCGTAACAAAACAACTTGCGAACAGAATGGTTACGGTGGTGGAAAGCGGGTCGAAAAGACAATGGTTGTTTGCTTGCGACAAGAACGATGGGTTTATTTCCACAATCATGGACACGTCCAAGTTGAGCAAGGCGCGATTAAAAAAGATGCAAGACCGCAACTTGGATGCGCTTTCATCGTTTCAAGGGCGAAAGGTGGAGGGCATGAATCTTTCACAACGTGTATGGAAATATATTGACCAATACAAAGCACAATTGGAATCCGCGCTTGATGTCGGATTGGGTGAGGGACGAAGTGCAGACCAACTTTCACGCGATGTAAGGCAGAATTTGCGCGAACCAAACCGATTGTTCCGCCGTGTAAGAGATAAGCGCGGAAATCTTGTGTTGTCAAAAGCCGCAAAAGCATTCCACCCCGGACGAGGCGTTTACCGTTCTTCATACAAGAACGCGATGCGCCTTACACGTTCGGAAATCAACATGGCTTACCGGGAAAGCGATTACCAACGATGGCAAACGCTTGATTTCGTGGTGGGCTTTGAGATACACCGAAGCAATCACGAACCATTGTGTGATTGTGATTTGTGTGAAAAGTTGGTTGGCAAATACCCAAAGACATTCAAATTCAAAGGTTGGCATCCGCAATGTATGTGTTACGCCGTGCCTATCTTGATGGATGAAGAAACCTTTGATGAAAACGAATTGGGCGACCTTAAAGCAGCATTGCGCGGAACGACATACCAACACAAACAAGCAGCCAATGTTGTTCCTGATGTTCCGCAAGGCTTCAAAGATTGGGTAAAAGACCATATCGAAGCACAAAAGAAGTGGGCTTCAACCCCCTATTTCATCAAAGAAAACTTCAAGGATGGCAAGTTGTCCGAGGGGCTGAAAATAGAATTGCCGAAACCGACCGTTCAAGTTGATGTTCTTGCACCATACAAAATGCAGATTGCCCAAGCAAGGCAGCAAGCAACGAAGTGGGGCTTATCAGTGCAGCTTACAATGTTGGAAAAGTATGTTGCTGACAAAGATATACCAAGCATTCAAAGCCGAATTGCAACCATTCAAGCAAAAGCAATGCAAATGGAGCAAGCCGATGCGGATATTCGCCGCAAGTGTGCCGAATGGGGGCTTAATACATATCCGCTTGACGAAGCAATGCGCAATCCTGATTCAAGGAACATCTTGGCAAAGATGGCGGAATTGGAAACAAGATGCAAGGATGCGGAAAAGGAATACAAGGCATTTATTTCAGATGCAAACAAAGCAATCCAAGAAGCCCGGAAAGTTGGTATTGACATAACAACCATGCTTGATGTTATTGTAAAAATAACAGGCGATAAAAAGGAATGGGTGATGGCAAAAACATCTTTCAAGGAAGCGTTGCAGGACTTATTGGATAAAATTGCGAAAGCAACACCGAATACAGACCCAATGGAAGATTGGTATTCAAGAAGTGACGTTGCCAAAGATATTGTTAAGACAGAGAACGACAAACAGATTGAAACAGTGTTAAAAATAACAAAGGGGGTTGATATGACATTCAAAGAAGCGAATGATTTACGCGGTAATCCGAATTATGCAAAAGAATACATACCTGACCCCAACGGGCGTTATCAAGACAGAAAAACAAAAGAACGCTTTTCAAAGAACCCGAATTATAAAAAGAAGTTCACCATAAATTGTCAATCTTGTGTTGTTGCCCATGAATTGCGCCGTCGCGGATATGATGTTCAAGCGGTTGGCAACACTTCAAATTCAATTCCTCGTGTACTTTCCCATCATACAGAATTAGCATGGCTTGATGCAAACGGAAACACACCTACATCAAAACAAATTTCTTGGGCTTGGGAAGCAAATAAAGATGTAATGGCAAAATCAATGGTTGCCAATTTGGAAACGGCAACAAAGGAAGTCGGGCGTTATCATATAAAGTGGACTTGGGGCAATATGCGAAGCGGACACATTATAACGTGTGAACGCCTTGCAGATGGTACGTTACGAATTTACGACCCACAAAACGGTAAGGAAATAACCGATTTTGCCGAATATGGAAAAGGCTTTTTGCATAATTCGTTGAAAGTGTTGCGGGTTGATAACTTACGTTTCAATCCACTTTATGCCGGATGTCTGAAAGGCAATAAACGCCCCAAGAAGAAAAAGAAGTGATTTATTCTTTATCGGTAAGGGTATCAAGGATTTGTTTCCATTCAAAAGATGCAGCAACCCTTGTGTCCTTACCGTCATAAAGTATCAATACGGGTTCACCTATGAAAGCAACCTTTTCGGGGTCGTTGAATATGGGTGTATATACTTTATATCCGTTCCATTCGGTAGTAAATTCCGCCCCATCAAATCCGTATGATTGGGCAAGACTGATGATTGTTTGATTCGGTTTCATTTTACTTAATTCGATTTATTGGTACAAAGTTATTCAATATCACCCATAAAAGTAACAAGGGGCATACACAAGTTATTAAAAACTTGTGCAACCCCTTTCTTTTATACATTAAACTTCTTGTGAATCAACGTAAGACATTCTTTCTTTCATTGATGCTATCACAAGTTGTTCCACACGCTTGTTTAGTGCGTCAAATTCAATAATGAATTGGTCGGCAATGATGCGTTCCGTATCTTCTGTACTGTATATTTCATTGAGCGATTGATAAACCTTGGTGTAAAGGTCTTGCATGGTTTTCATGCAGTCAATGAAATTTTCAGTCTGTTTGCTTACGGTTATCATTGCGCACCCCCTTTCTTTGCTTGTTCGGCTTGCTTTGCCAATTCAGCTTCATTGATGGAATCATAAAGGAACTTGTTCACGAAGTAGATTTGACCTTTTCCGGTTACTTTGGTTGTGGTGGTAACAAGGGAATCGCCGTTGGGTTTCTGAATGACGGTCTTTTTGATTTCAAACAAACCGAGTTGCAAGGCTTTTTGCGTGGGCTGATTATACATTTCGCCTTTCTTGCAAAGGTAGCCTTTTTCACGAAGCCAAGCGAACAGGCGGTTTTGCCCTATCTCAACCCCGTTTTGCTTGATGATGCGTGCAAGTTCACCCACCAAAATAGAATGTTCCGAGGTTTCAACGGCTTTGGCAAATGTTGCACCGGGTTGCAAGAACTTAATCGTGCGTTGTTGCCCCTCATTCATTGAAGTAAGTGTATCATTTTGGCATTGTAACACATAGTTCTTACTTTCGGCTTTGGCAAGCGCGGCTTGTTGGCGGTCGATGGTTTCTTTAGCAAGCATCAATGCACGTGCCATGATTTGTTCCGGGGTTTCATCTACCTTGGCAACCATGTAGCCACCCGACTTGCGGATGCTTGGCAATACTTCACCACATACCCATTTACGAAATGGCTTTGCCTTTTCAGAATCAGAACGAAGTAATACTTCATACATTCCGGGTTCTGTAACAAAAAGAACTTGTTGATTACCACCTTGCGTAAGGATGTCCATTCGGCGGACACCCTCTTGGTCGATTCGTTTGGCTACATTGCGATGGTTCGTTACATTGATTGCTTTGCATAAATCCGCAAGGCAAAACAATGGTTCTCCACTTTCCGTTACAGATGTACGGATTTGCCCGAATTGGGCATTCTCAAAAATTTTAATTGATTCTTTCATTGTAAAGCGTTTTATGAAAGATACAGGCAATAGAAAAACGGCATTGCCTTTCCCGTCGCTTTACACCTACATAGGCAGTGAGTGCATTAACACTTCACACGGGGGTACAATGCCGATATATGTTCCCGTTAGGGTATAAAAATACCGCCAACGGATTATGTTTGCGGTTCTTGCGTTCCGCCTATGTAGTTGTAAAGCATAACAAAAGTAGCAAGAATAATTGAAACCGCAATGAATTTCGGTGCAAAATTAGTGATTTATTTTAAATTTGGGTTACTATAAAACACTTAAATACAAAGAAAAAGGGCGCGAAGCCCTTTTGTTATTGTTTTACGAAAATATATGGTAAGCTCAAATCCGGGTCGTGTAGGTGAATTTTAGTTTCATTTTTAATGTCCATATCAAAACCTTTATAACGGCGGTTTGTTTTTTTATCATACAAGGCAAAATAATCAGCATCACTATTGACAAAATAATAACATTCAATATCTTCATACACTTCATCAACAATATCAAATGCTTTATATGTACATTCTCCTTGTGCGAAAAACAAATGTTCTTCACCATCCATGTAATCATTTTTTGTTACCTCAATTTCCTTGTCATAATGATTGCCGAATACAATTAAGTCCGGGTCGGGTAACAAACTACCTAATTGACCACCCGAAAGATTGGAAAACTGAATGTCCGCCCAAGTTCCATTGAAAAGTGCGAATGCCTTTTCTTGTCTTTCTGAATAAGACGACAATTGTTCATCATCATCTGAACAACCAACCAAAATTATCGGCAGTATCATTGCCAATACCAAAATGACTCTTTTCATATAACTTAATTTTTATAGTATCGCGGCAATTTTTTTCACGTTTGCAAGTTTTTGAATAAACGACTTATCCCGTTTAGCGGTAATCATATCATATTCGGCTTGCAGATTCAACAACAAGTGTGCAGGAATGTCCATTGCTTGTTCACAAAGCAAAGCAAACTTGGTATTCACGGCTCGTTTACCCCTTACAATGTCATTCAAAACGGTATATGAAACCCCCATATCGGCGGCAAGTTGTTTTTGAGATATGCCCCGACATTCGATTTCATCTTTGAGCAAATCACCCGGATGTGTGGGTTCAAACGGTTCAAGATTATTTGCTATCATTTTAGGGTCTATTCCTTTAACTGTAATCATAATTGTTTTATTTATAATGATTTGACAATTCCAATATATTGCAGATGTAAACAATCGTTTCGCTTTCTTCTTCTATCACGGTAAATTCAATTCGGTATTGGTCGTTTACCCTGATTGATGAAATGCCCGCCTTGTCGCCTTTTAGCACTTCATATCGCAATGATGGCAACCGAAACAAATCTTCAATCCCATTTGCGCTTTTAAGGTAATCAATGCCTTTTATATAACGCTTGATTATGTCAGGTTGAAAGCGGTGTTTCTTGTCGCTTTTCCCGGTTTCGTAGAGTTCGCGCAAATAATCCTTATCGAAATTTACAATCATATTATCTTATTGTTTACCTTGCAAAGATAGGTCTTTTTCCTAAATCCGCAAAAAAGTTGATTTGTTTTTTTTAGAACAAAGTCCTTTTTTCGTTTTCGCACTATACGGAATAATATATGAACGTAGTGAATATATTATGTAGTATTATATATATTCTTTTCTTTCCTTTGCATCAGTTTGCATTGCAAATGAAATACACATGGAATGCAATTGCATAAACGCATTGACAATCAATTATTTCAAAAGGTGTAAGTTTGCGGTTTTTGATGCGTCCTTTGGTCGTTTAATGCACATTATTGAGTATGCCAAGTGCCACCGATAGCACATTTTCACCGTTTGAAATGCACCCTTAATAATTTTGCATTGCAAGTGTTATGCAATTGCATCAATTTCACTTGCATTTGCATCGTAGGTTGTCAATCATATTTTGGGCAACCTCTTTTTGAAGTTCAATCACGTTGATTGGCTCTTTGCCAATGGCGGTGTCATAAGTCATTGTGCCGGACACGAACATTTGCAATGCCGATTCAAAATTTTCTTTGTCAACAACCCTTTCAAAGAGTTCAAAAGTAAAACCTAACGGCAAACCATATTTGCTTGCAAGTTGTGCAATTCTTTCCATATATCTGCAATTTTATGATGTGTAACAGTTTAATTTTCAACACAAAGATACTTACGTTATGCAAATGCAGTGCAAAAATGTGGATAAGTAAAGCATAAGTTCAAGTTTAACTTTATGTGTATTACTATAAAACATAATACTTTTGTGATTGATTTGTTTAACATTATAATTATCGGAAAATGAGAGAAACAATTTTAGCATTACTGATTGCAAAATTTTCAGGCGTGCGAAAAGACGGACTTGTTGCATTGGCACGTTCACTTGCGTTACAATGCACGACCGAAGATGAAGCGAAAGCCCTTGTGGACAAGTTCACCGATGCGCAAGTGAATGAGTTTGTCAAGGATTACCGCGCCGATGTGGACAAGGAAGTGTCCGAAAGCAACAAAACCTTTGAAGCCAATCTGAAAAAGAAGTTCGATTTGGTTCAGAAAACCGAACCCGGCGGTAAGAAGAATCAGAAAGACACCGACCCCGACGACATTGCAGCCATTGTAAAAGCGGCGGTTGATGCGGCGGTTGCCCCTTTGAATGAAAAGTTGAATGGTTATGAAGCAAAGACAATTGCCGAAACAAGGCTTCAAGCATTGAATGAGAAGTTAAACGGATGCAAGGATGATAATTTCAAGGCTCAAACTTTGAAAGACTTTGCCCGGATGAACTTTAAGGATGATGCAGATTTTAATGAATACTTGTCAAGCAAGGAAGCGGACATTGCCACGGCAAATCAAAACAAGGCTGATACAGATTTAAGCAATTCCGGTGGAAGCCCGTTATTCTCACAAAAGGAAGAAAGCGGTATTTCAAAGGGTGTTGCCGAATATGTGGAAAGTCTAAAGCCTGACAACGACACGTTTAAGGGCAAGGAAATTTAAGTATAACTCTAAATTGTTAGAACAATGTCATTGACAATTAAACGTAAAAAGGACAATCGCGTTGTTAAGTGCGTGCTTCATCGCGTTGCGGACATTCCCGGTGGTGTAACCGTACAGGTTGCAAACTTGGGTGGTTCGGCATTGTTGGAGGGTACGCCCCTTGGTAAAGGGTCTAATGGTTTATATGTAGTATGTAAGACCGCACAAGTAATAACACAAGCAAATGGGACTGCAACAGATTACGAAGTGGCTAAAGGACACCATTTCAAGGTTGGCGACCGATTCGCGACGGCAGCTTGTAACGGGCAGACCATTACCAAGATTGATAAGAGCGATGCCGCAAAGGATATTATTACAGTAGGAACAACGCTTGGCGCACAAATCAATGCCGGAACTTGTGCGTTTGAATCAAGTGGAACAAACAAAACATTAAAAGTCACCCCGGTTGCCATTGCGGGGTCAAACCAAGATGTAGAGGGTGGCGAAAACTTGTTTGTAGATGCTTGGGTTATCGGTGTCGTTAAAGCAGCCAACGCGCCAATCGTGGATGATTCCATTAAATCCGCATTGAAATCAATTGTTTATGTTTAACCCCAAAAGTAAACCAATATGCAGAAATCATTGATGGTTGGGTTGAATGAAAAGGATATGGGCGCGGTAATTCGCACCTATGACCTTAAAGACTACTATTACCCAACCCTTTTCCCACTTAAAGAAACAAATTTCTTGACGTGGAAGATGCTTGAAGCGCAATCGGGATTGAAGATTGCCGCCGACCTTGTTTCAAGGGGTGCGACAATTCCAAGAAAGACCCGTGAAGCCATTTCACGCATTCAAGGTGATATTTCCAAGATTACCATTTCTCGTGAAAAGAATGAAGATGAATTGACCGAATACGACATTATGGTTGCAATGTCGAGCAACAACCCCGACTTGAAAGCACTTGTCGAATTTTGGGCGGAAGATACCAAGTTTTGTTGGGATGGTGTTGCAGCCCGTGCCGAATGGATTGCATTGCGTCAAATTTCGCTTGGCAAGGTCAAGTTCACCAATTCCAATAACGCGGCGGTTGTCACCGAATACGATGTTGATTACCTGATTCCGGCAGAACAGAAGATTGGCGTTACCACTTCTTATTCGTCCGGTTCGGCTGCAAAGCCTTTGACAAAGGATTTCCCGGCAGCTTTGAAGTTGGGTAAGAACTTGTATGGCGCAAGCTACAAATTTGCATTCATGAATGTTGATACCTTTGAAAAGTTTGCTTCACAAGAAGAAGTCTTGAAGAAGTGTTCTTCATTCATTCAGAACGCAACAGGCACACAAGATGCACCGGACTTGGCAACCGTCAACGCATATCTTGCCAAAAAGAAAGAATTGTATCGCGGTTTGCAGATTATCGTAATTGACCAAGACATTACGATTGAACTTGCAGATGGAACGCGCAACACTTCAAATCCGTTTGAAGATGATGTAATTCTTTTCTCTGAAAGCAAGGTTCTTGGCAATACCTATTGGAAGAAACCTATTGATGCAAAGAAGATGCCCGGAAGCGTTGCCGAAAAGGTTATGCACGGACATACCTTGGTCAAGAAGTATTCCAATGAATCCCCGGTTCAAGAAGTTACCGAGGGTATTGCAAACCTTTTCCCGGCATGGAATCTTGCCGGAAGAAGCGTGTTGATGCAGACCAACCACACGAGTTGGAATAAAAACTAATATTAGACCAACGGGGCGGTTTATTGCCGTCCCAACGGTCTTTTTGCAAGGTATGAGTATATGACAAACAAAGAGTATTTGACCAAATCATTGAATGGGCTTAATGTAAGCGAAGATGATATTGATATTATCTTGCTTAAAGGCGGTCTTGCAGCCAACGACACGGCGGATGCAAGGGGGTGTGATATATCAGTGTACAACCGTATGTCGGTTGTATTGAAAGGTATGTTGCAAAATGTTTCCGAGGGTGGATATTCTATATCGTGGAACATGGAAGCCGTTAAGTTGTATTATGCCGCGTTGTGTAATGAATTGGGCAAAGAAAACGTGTTGGTCGCACGTCCTAAAGTTCGCAACCGTTCAAATATTTGGTGATATGGCACAAGTGAAGCAATATCCACATTACCTATTCATCGAAGTTGCCACGGAATCCGTGCAGGATTCACAAGGCAATTGGACGGAATGTGAACCGTCGCGCAAATTCATATCCATGTGTCGTGAAGAATCTGACGGTAGGGGTACGGAATATCAGGTTGCCGGGGGTGAATACCAAAAGGCAACATCTGTAATTCAATGCCCAAAGAATTGCCCCAAGGTAAGTAAAGGCACAAGGGTTATTGTTGCAAACGACCCTAATTGTTCGGACATACGCATTACCGGAATATGCTTGAACTTTGACCCCGCACAACTTCATTCAAGATTATGGGTATAAAAGCAAACTTCACCAAAGATGATGTCAAGAAGCGTTTTGATGCTTTCTTGGATATGGTCGAAAGAAAGCAGATTGAACGATTGCAAAGGCTTGGTGAAATGTGCTTGATTGAAGCACGCAACAATAAAGGCTACATGATGCAGACGGGGGCATTGCTTTCGTCAACAGGGTATGAAGTTTTTGTTGATGGTGTTGCAATACATGGTCAATTTGATGCCGCAAGCGGTGCGGAAAGTAATGCAGCGGCACAAGGTATAAAAGCAGGGCAAGACATTGCCGAAAAAATCGGCAAGGAAACCAAGGGTGTTGCCCTTGTTGTGGTTGCCGGAATGAATTATGCCGCCTATGTCGAAGCAAAAGGATATAACGTGTTGTCAAGTGCTGAACACCTTGCAGAACGGGAATTGCCCCGAATGTTGGAAAAATTGATTAGTAACATTAAACGTGCAGCGGAATGAAAACCATATTTGATACCGATGGGATTTTGTTTTCCTTGCTTGATGGTAACACGTCAATCAAGGGCGGTTGCTATGTTGGTGACGACAGACCCGAAAATTCAGCAAATGAAGATATTGTTATAAACACAATAGACTTGGCGCAAGACACCTTACCCCAAATCGGTACGTCTAACATCAACATATATACAGCCGACACAAGCAAAAAAATCAAAGGTGAAATGCAAGTTTCAGCCAACCGCACGCGCCTTAAATCCTTGGCAAAGGAAGTCTTGGTGATAGTTAGGAAAGCGAATGTAGATGGGATAACCATAACGCCCGGTAATATGACGATTATGTATGAACCCCACACGAAGCAACACTTCATCAACATTCGCATTGATTGGAATATTCAAACTGATTAAATGTTATGGCAGTACAAAGAACATCATTGATTACACTTGGACTTTGCGAAATCCAAGTTGGTACAGCCGGAGCAGATGGGAAAATGCCGTCTGAATTGGCGAAGATTGGCAAGACCTATAAGGACACTTGCAAGATGGCACAAGATGCATCCGATGTAACGGAACATTTTGAAGAGGGTAAAGCCGCCCCGGAAGTCCGCAAAAAGGCACGTAAGATGCCTAAATTGACATTCAGCATCATGGATGCCAATGTGGACGACCTTGTAAACTATGTTGGCGGTGAAAAGGTGGAAACATCAAAGTGGGGATATGACGGTAACGAAGTTGTGGCAAACAAAGCCATTAAGGTAGTTACCGAACAAGGACTTGACTTTGAAATTCCTAATGCTGATATTGAAGCGGTAATAAACGCGGATATGTCGGCAAAGGGTATTTTCCTAATTGATTTCACCGTAACACCTTTGGCAGTAACCACGGGTAAGGCATTACGTGGTGTGCCGAAATGATAAATTATCGGGGCATATACCCCAAGCCCCGGAATGCAATAGTGTGTTTCGGGGCTTATTTTTTTCTAAGATGTTGTAGTATGACAGATGCAAATAAGAAACTTGAACAAGAAAGGGACGAACTAAACACCCTTATAGGAAAGGGCGTGTCGTTTGAACTCAAAGATACCGAATTTGAAGTACAAAAAAAGTTCTTTGGGCTTGTCAAAAGACACATTCCCCACGAAGTTACACGTACATTCAAAATTGAAGAACTGACCCTTTCAACCCTTGACCGCATTTCAGCCGAAACAATCGAAATGGCAATTGATGAATCCATGATGAAGTCGGATGATTCGATGCAACGGGCAAAAGGACTTGCCCACAAACATTCCATTCGATGTGCAAGAATTATAGCGATTGCCGTACTTGGTGAAGATAGGTTGATTCCGGTGCATGGGAAAGGATGCACACGATGGGTTGAAAACAAGAAGCGACTTGAAGAATTGACTTCATTGTTTGCGCGTAAAATCAAACCATCTGTATTGTATAAACTTTACGTCCTTGTCAATGCCATGTGCAATCTTGGGGATTTTATGAACTCTATTCGATTGATGCAGCAAGAAAGAACCACAATGCCGATTCGGATAGAGGAAAACAACGAGGTTTAAACAGTCCGCACGGTCGTCGGGGGGCTATATGCCAACATTTCGGATGGACTTATGATTACCTTATGCACGGCATTGCATGGTCGGTTGTTCAACGTATGATGATAGATGCACCGGGTTATGATATGAATGATGACACCGGGGTTGAAGAAATCGAATTGACGGAAAACAACAGTGAGCAAATTTTGAATTATGTAAATAGTTTGATGTAATATGGCAGAAATTGACGGTGGCGCATTGTCCTTTAAATCCATCATGGACAATGACCAACTAAATATGGCGATAGATGAAACCTTGCGACGGGTGCAAGGGTTTTCCAATGCCGTTGTTGGCAGTGGTGATGTGATGGACAGAACCACGCAAGAAATGGTTGAATGTATTGAAATTCAACGCAAGGTTGTTCAGGATTTGGAAAACAAATATTCGGATTTGGACGCAAAGATAAATGCAATTGAACCCGGTGATGCACAAGAAATCTTGATGAGTGAAGCCATTGCGGTAAAACAAGAACTTAATGCGGAAAAGAAAGCCCTTACCGCATTAACGGTTGAATTGAACAATTTACAATCAACCAATGTGCGTTGTGCAATGTCATTCGACCAAATCCGTGCCATGTTGGGGCAAATTGGCGCAGCGTGTGAAGAACATGAAAGGGCTATTGCAAGCTTAAATGATGAATACGACCGATTAAGCCATGCTGCAAGCGATGCTTTTGTGTCCGGGCGTGATGATGATTACAGGGCATTAAAGCAACAAGCGGACGCAATCAAAGGTGAAATCACGGTTCGCCAACAACTTTTAAATGAATTGCGCGAACAATCAGATGCACTTGAAGAAGAAGCGGACAAGTTGGAAGAAGTAGCTAAGCAAGCAGATAAAACGGCACAATCCCATGTTTCTTTGCGCACCCGTATTCGTGACCTAAAAGAAGAAATGGCGTCATTGATTGCCGATGGTGTAGATGAACAAAGTGCCGCTTATAAGGAATTGGAAGAAGAACTTGGGCGTTTGATGGATATTCAAGGGGATATTCAAGCACAAGGAAGCGTTCTTGCAAATGATGAAGCCCAATTTCAAGGCATGATTCAAGGATTGTCAGGTGTTGTTGGCGGATTTACAGCCGCCCAAGGTGCAATATCATTGTTTGCCGGAGAAAATGAGAATCTGCAAAAGATAATGTTAAAAGTTCAGTCCTTGATGTCGATTACTATTGGTTTGCAACAGGTGGCGCAAACATTAAACAAGGATTCGGCTTTTCAGCTTGTCACCATTAACGGCTTGAAAGAGTGGTGGAACAAGTTGTTGGCAATCGGGCGCGGTGAACAAGTTGCATCCACCGCCGCAACGGTGGCTGATACAACCGCAAACATTGCAAATGCGGCAGCAGAAACCGCACAAACGGCAGCAACCCAAGCAAATACAACCGCACAAGGAGCAAACACGGTGGCACAAGGTGCGAATACCGTTGCAACAGGCGCACAAGCAGCAGCGGCAACGGCGGGAACCGCGGCAAATATTGGTCTTGCCGGGGCTTTCCGAATGGTTGGTGCTGCAATAAAGTCCATCCCGGTATTTGGTTGGATTCTTGCCGGAATTTCGGCATTGATAGCACTTGTTTCCCACTTTGTAGGCAAGGCAAATGAAGCCAAGAAAGCACAAGAAGAATGGTATAAATCCATTGCCGAAAATGCTTACAAGCCCATTGCAACCATTGAAGAATTGTCGGTGAAATGGAAAGCCCTTGGCGATGATTTGAAAGCCAAAGAAAAATTCGTCAATGAAAACGCAAAGGCATTCGATGAATTAGGTGCATCCGTCAATGGTGTAACAGATGCGGAAAACTTGCTTATACGAAATAAGCAAGCATTCATCAACGCCCAAATCGAAAAGGCAAAGGCAATGATACTTGTTCAGCAAGCCCAAGAAAAAGTGAAGACTTTGATGGAAAAGGAACAAGAATACAATGCTATGCCCGAAAAAACAAGCCAATTTGTTCAAACAAGTTCATTCGGTACGGGATATTACATTGAAGTGGACAATAAGGCAAAAGCCGATAAAAAGAAAGAAATAGAAGATTTGCGTACGGAAATAGAACAAGGCTTCAAGGATGCAACCAAAGCCGAAAGCAATGGTTGGAACGAGCTTAAAAAAGCCGGAATTGATGCTTCTAACACCTACAAAGATGGTACGTTAGGGGCAATCGAACAGGCTATTCAAGTAAAAGAAGCAGCATTGAAGAACCTAACAAGCAATGCCGATTATCAAGTAGCCTTGAAAGAAATTCAGGAATTGCAGAAAAAAGCCGATGCAATTACAGGAAAGAAAAAAACAGGTGGTGGAAATCCGACCACCAAAGACCCTTTCTTGGACAAATTGAATAAATATAAAATCGAATATCAACGATTCAACAAGTGGGTAAATTCGGGTGATGCCATATTGATTCAATCGGCACACAAGGAGTTTGAAAAGTTGCTTGGTGAGGGTGCGACGTATATTGACTATCTAAAGAACCAACGCGACCAAATCTTATCAGTTGATGTTGCCAACCGAACCAAGGCACAAAACAAGCAATTGCGGCAACTCAATGATGCCATTGCAGAAGAAACGAAAGCAACGGTTTTGGAAGCATTCAACAATGAATTGAATGAACAATTAACCAATGCAAGCACCGTTATCGAAATGCTTAAAATCATTGAGCAAAAGCGCAAGGAGTTGGCGAAAGATGGAACGGACTTGGATAATGCTAAAGCCGATGCCCTGAATGATGCTGAAAAGAATGCCCAAGAACAATTAAAAGAAGAAACCGAAGCATTGTTGGCTGAATATGCTTCATACACGGAACAAAAGCATCGCATTGATGAAGCCTACAACCGCGATTATGAAGTGTTGATGGCTAAACGAAAGAAAGCAACAACAGATTCGGAACGCGCTGAAATAGATGCAGCGATTACCAACCGCCAAAAGAAGCGTGACAATGATGTTAATGCGATAGGTGGCATTGATTATGATTCATTGCTTGCCGAATACGGCACATTTGAACAAAAAAAACAAGCAATCATTGATGGGTATGAAGAAAAACGAAAGGCGGCGCAAGCCGTTGGCAATACCGAAATGGTGGAAGCCTTGAACAAGGCACAAGCCGAAGCCCTTTCAAAATTTGCATTGAAAGAACTTCAAGCGCATCCGGATTGGGAATTGATGTTTGGCGACCTTGATGAAATAAGCACCCGGAAACTTCAAGAACTGATTGATAAAATCAACAATCTTGATGGCGCATACCTTGGAATTGAGTTTGACCCGAAAGACCTTGAAACATTGAAAGACAAAATCGGGGAAATGAAAGATGAGATTCAGGAGCGCAATCCGTTTAAAGCACTTGTTTCATCAATCAAGGATTATGGCAAGGCGGTGGACGATGAAAGCAAGAAAAAAGCGTTGTCCAATATGTTTGAAAGCGCAAGCAGTGCAATTGACCTTGTAGGCGGAACGCTTGATGCCGTAACGTCCGGAATGGAAAAGATGGGTATTACAATGGACGAAGAAACCCAAGCCATAATGAACGACCTTGGCGGAATCATGGATGGAGCAAGCCAAATTGCAAGCGGTATTGCAACGGGCAACCCTTTATCCGTCATTCAAGGTTCAATCGGTTTGTTGTCGTCGGCATTTGACCTTTTCAATTTCAAAGACAGAAAGGCAGAAAAGCAAATCAAGAAACACCAAGAAGCCTTATCCAAACTTGAAAAGGCATATACGCAACTTTCATGGGCAATTGATAAGGCGTTGGGCGGTGACGTGTACAAAAACCAACAAGCCGCAATTCGCAACATGAAAGAGCAACAAGAACATTTGCGTGCATCTTGGGAAGCTGAAATTTCAAAGAAAAAGACGGATTGGGGCAGGGTTGATGAGTTCAAAGCACAATATGCCGAATTGGAACGCCAAATTGCGGATATGTACGATGAGATTGCGAATGATATATTGCAAACCAATGCAAAGGATTTTGCAAGTCAATTGGCAGACAGCTTGACAACAGCATTTAAAGCGGGTGAAGATGCGGCAAAGGCTTTTGAAGAAACCGTGAATCAGGTGTTGCAAAATGCGATTGTGAATCAGTTGAAAAGAAATTTTCTTGAAAAACAATTGGATAAAGCACTTAAACAACTGCAAGATGATATGGGTTGGTGGAATGGTGATGATTTTATCTTTGACGGTTTGACGGATGATGAAATTGCAGCATTCAAAGCCAAGGTGCAAGCAGCCGCCAACAATTATGAACAAGCCTTGGGCATTTACAAGGATTTATTTAAGGACTTGAATGTTGAAGAAGCGGACGATTCATTGACCGGGGCGGTAAAGGGTGTTTCAGAAGAAACCGCAAGTATTGTTGCCGGACAAATGAACGCAATCCGTATCAACCAACTTGAATCAACTTCGATATTGCGCCAATCATTGCAAGCCTTGAACACTATTGCCCAAAATACGGCTTACAACCGATACTTAGCAAGAATCGAAAGGATTATCACCATCCTTGAACGCAATTCAACGGGTGATTCTTTGCGGTCGCAAGGATTGTCATAACCAATTATGTTTCACTATAAAACAAACGAATATGAACCTATCAAAAGAACTTGCAAGGCAGGCAAAAGCTAAAGGTATTTGCGCCCCTTGGCATAACGAATTGTTGAAGCTGCAAGATAAAAAAGCAATGGTGGAAATGTACCTGAAAGGAATAGATTTTTGCCTTGCTAATAATTATCCCACAAACGACTTTATAAGGGAGCATTTTAAAGGGGTAATGGAAGAACAAGGGGTTTTCCTTGACGATGATATAAAAGTTGAAAATATGCCTAAATGCGTGTGCTTGGGGGCAACTTGTGGAAGCATTGAAACAAGAGGCTTTGAGGTGTGCGAAATCTATGCAAAGCACAATTCAGAATTGAATGTAATTGCAAAGGATAATGCGTTTGTAATGATTGATATTTATGATGATGCTATTATAAGTGTATATGCGAGCGACCGGGCAAAAGTTTGCGTGACCCATCATGGTGGGTCGGTCAATAGATATGCAATGAATGATGCCATTATTAAAATCCGGGAACAAGATAAAAAGACTTATTAAAATGGATGCGAATAATATAATTTTCCAAATGCCATTCGATGAAAGCAACGGTTCAAAGGTTGCTTTCGATTACAGCCAAACACGTGCGGACGGAGTTGTACAAGGTGCAGCATTCGTTGCCGGAAAGAATGGCAATGCAATTTCGTTTGGTGGAAAGGACACTTGCGATGTGTCCAAATCGGTGTTACCCAACATGAATGTTGATTTCTCAATGATGATGTGGGTGCAAAGCCGTGATGTTGAATGTGGTTCACCACGAAAGATAATTTGGGTTCTTAACTTTGATGGAATGAATAATTACGTTGAAATTCCGATTGAAGCAACCCCCGGTTCGTGGTATTCAATGGCAATAACAAGGCGTGGTGCATCTTTCAACATATATGTCAATTCATCATTGATTAAGACCGTAACAAAATCCGGAACATTGCTTGGCGTATCATTGTGCCAAGACTATTACGGGGGCGAATACGGCTTGGGCTTGCTTGATGATGTCAAGATTTACAATGTTGCATTGTCGCAAGAAGAACTTATCAATGAATTGTCCATGAGTAAACAACAAGCCTATTTGTTGGACGGTGTGGATTTCAAAGATTATGGCATATATGTGTCAGGTTCAGACGGAGTTATGAACCGCCCCAAATTAAAAGCACCCGCAACATTGAATTGGGATAATTATCATGGTGAAAGCGTTGATTTATCACATAAGTTCTATGAATCAAGGGAAATCACCTTGTCTTGTTTCGTCAAGGCTGAAACAAAAATGGACTTCATTAAGAAGATTACAGCCTTTGAACAATTGTTTGATAGGGTTGGCACAAATCGCCTTGTGATTGATATTCACCCGGTAAAACCATTGGTATATGAAGTATATTGCAAAGATGCGATTGAGATTCAAAAGGAATGGTCGGATGATTTGATGGTTGGCACATTCAAGTTGAAGTTGATAGAACCCGAACCCGTCAAAAGAGTATTGAAGCACATTCGCGTCAATGACGCGACCAAGGCTTGCACCATTACTTTGACAAGTTCCAAGTATGTGAACATATATTGGGGGGATGGTTCAGTGGATTATGACATAAGCGGTGATGCTGTCAGAATTACACACAACTATGATGTCAATGGTGATTATTTCCCGGTCGTAACCGGATGCGTTGATGAAATTTCATCGTTTGAAACAAATGCAATTATAGTATGGGAACGAATATAATCATTACACAACCGAATGGAAACCGTGTGCCAATGCAAAATCGGCGCACGGCAACCGGGATAACGTCTGCAAAACAGAATTGGGGCTTAAATGCGGAAGATACGGTGGATATTACCATTGAATCGCCTTTTCCTCAAACGTATAACATTGGCGATAAAATCACCGTGTTTGGACGTGATTATAAGTTGAACCGCTTGCCGTCGGTCAAGAAAACAGGAATGCACCAATTTCAATATACCTTGCAATTCGAGGGTGTGCAATATGACTTGTTTCGCATTACATATGACTTGACCGTTGACACCACCACCAATGAATTGCAGGATGTGCAAGGCGACACATTGACGGGTAATTTGCACCGCTTTATGACGGTTCTTATTGCCAATGCAAACCGTGTGTTTCCGGGTAAATGGAAATTGGGGGCTTGTCCTGATACCATTGGTGACAAGACCTTGACTTTCGGTGAATCTGATAACTGTTTGTCGGTATTGCAGAATCTTTGCGGACAATCCAACTTCAATGTTGAATTTGAAATTGTGCAATCCAATGGGGTTTACACGGTCAATCTTTATGAACGTGTCGGGCAAACATTGCCTTTTACTTTCGAGTATGGCAAAGGACGCGGCTTGTATGACTTGCACCGGGAAAATGTTTCTTCATCAAACATTGTTACCCGGTTGAAAGTGTATGGTTCAACCGAAAACATTACTTCAAAATATCGCGCTGACCGCCTTTGTTTACCGGGTAAGACCAAGGGGCAATCATACATTGAGAAGCCCGAAATGGTAGCCAAATACGGCGTCTTTGAGGGACGAAAGAATTTTGATGATGTCAAACCCACATTCATGGGTTCGGTTGAATCTGTGGTTGATACATTCAGCTTCATAGACAAGAAGTTTCCGTTTGACTTGAACGCGACCAATGCAAGCGGTGAAACATTGTATCTTATCAATGGTGTTTCGGCAAAGATTCATTTCAACACGGGCAATCTTGCCGGATATGATTTCGAGGTAAAGAGTTACGACCATGCAACACACAAGTTCACGTTGTTAAAGACAACCGACGACCGGGGCGATGTGTTCCCGTCTGAAACTTCAATGGCATTCCAATTCGGAGTGGGCAACGAATACAAGATTCTTGATGTCGCTTATCCAAGTGATATTGAAGCGGAAGCCGAAGCGAAATTGGCGGAAGTCGGAAACAAGTATTACGACCAAAATTGCCAACCCAAAGTCCAATATGGATTGAGCGTTACCAAGGCTTTCTTGGAAAAGCTGGTGGGAACAAATGATTCGGTAACGAATTTCTTTGCCCCCGGTGATTTCTTTCACGTTGTTGATGCCGATATTGATGTGGACAAGGCTATTCGCATAAAATCCTTTGTGCGCAATATCCTTGACCCCTACGATTACACATTGACCATTTCGGACATTACAACCAACGCAACTATTACCAACCGCGTGATTTCAGACTTGGTGGAACTTGACAAGATTGTTACCATTAACAGCCTGAAAGACCCCACCCGCGCCCGTGCAAATTGGCGGTCAAGCCGTGAAGTGTTGAACATGGTATTTGACCCTGATGGCGATTATTATACCGACAAGATAAAGCCGGGTTCGATTGATACCCTTGCCTTATCGGTAGGTGCAAAATCAATGCAATTCGGATTGATTAACACGGTATTTCAACCGAATTACAATGGCAATCCAAGATTGGTGAAGTGGCAAGGCGGTGTTTTGACCCACTACACTATCAAAGAAGAATCGGCGGTGTCATGGGTAATGGCAGACGGTCAAACGACATTGACCGGGAACAACAGTGCATATTATCTTTATGCAAAGTGCGAAAGGAACGGCAATGCCGGGGTGTTCATATTCACCACAAGCCAAATCAAGGTTGAAGATGATGTGAATTATTATCATTTCTTGGTCGGTACGTTGTCAAGTATTGACCCCGAATTGAATATTCGTTCTTTGGCTTTGACGTATGGTTTTACAATGGTGAACGGTCGTTTCATCAAAACCGGACGTATTGAATCGGCAGACGGCACAACCTATTTTGATTTGGACAATTCCGAAATTGGCGGGCGTATTGTGTTTTCTTCTAATGGGCAAGAAAAGACCCTTGAAGAATTAGGGAAAGAATCATTGGAAAACAAAGACTTTATAAACAACACGTTGCCCGGCATTCTTTCGGAAATCCAATCACAATTGGATGGGCAGATTGAACAATTCTTTGAAACCTACGACCCTACATTGACCAATGCCCCGGCAAAGGATTGGACAACCAACCAAATAAAAGAAAATCATTTGGGCGACTTGTTTTATAATACGGAAAGCGGTAAAGTATTCCGATTTATAAAGAACGGTTCGGTTTATTCTTGGCAAGTTCTTCAAGATTCAGAAGTTGCACAAGCACTTGCACTTGCAAATGATGCACTTGCACTTGCAAAAACAAAACGAAGAATTTTCACGTCAACCCCTTACACCCCTTATGAAGTAGGTGATTTATGGGTTCAAGGCGGCAGCGGTGATATTATGCGTTGTAAGACTTCACGGGCAACGGGTTCTTACACGTCAAGCGATTGGGAAAAGGCAAGCAAGTACACGGACAACACCGAATTGAACAAGTTTATCAATGGCACATACAACAATGCCATTATCGATTTAACCAATCAGATTGACGGAAAGATTGAAACATGGTTTCAGACAACCGACCCGGCTTCAAGTTGGACAACAACGGCAATGAAAGCAAAACACATTGGTGATATGTGGTATCACTCAACACAGAAGAAATTGAAGCGTTATTCAAGTTCCTATTCTTGGGTGAACATTGAAGACCAAAAAGCAATTGAAGCATACGAAGCCGCCAACAATGCACAAGATACGGCAGACGGCAAAAGACGTGTATTTGTGTCCACCCCTTACCCACCTTATGATATAGGCGATTTATGGGTGAATGGTAAAGATTTGCGCCGTTGTCAGACTAAAAAGACCCAAGGACAATCCTATAATGTTAATGATTGGGTTGTTGCTGTTGATTATGACAATACAAAGACCGTGATTGACGGCGGTTTGGTTACGTCAGGCACGATTCAGGTTGCAGGTGACAATAAAAGCATCCTTGCGGGTATGACAGGGCAAGGAACGGCGGCAAACTCTATTCGTTTTTGGGCTGGTGCTTCTTTTGAAAACAGGGCAACTGCGCCTTACCGTGTGATGCAAGATGGTTCGGTTGTTATGACCAAAGCAACGGTTGAGGGTGTCATAAATGCAATATCCGGGTATATAGGTGGTTTCCGAATCCAACAAGGACAAATCGGTTATGGTTCATCATCTGAACAAGACACAACACGTGGGCTTGCATTATTAAATAACTTTATCCGCTTTTATAATGGCAGTCAACGCACCCTTGTAGGTTGTTTAAGTTCTTTAGGTTATCCATACAATGCTTTATTTGAATTGTCGGGTAACATGGGTACGACCGTCGAAATACATAGGGATGGTTACAATGAAAGCAATGAAGTATGGTACAAACCAAAGGCACTTGCCGTTTTCGGAAATCAATTGATAAATGGGAAACTTGCAGTTTTTGAAAAAGGATATATCGGTGAAGCATATTCCGATTCACTTGAAAATTATATTCATCTAACGCATTCTTATGTTTTTCATTCAATTAGTTCTTCATATAGAGAAGTAAGATTGCCAAAACTTGCACCTATATGGGAGGATTTGGGCGGTATGCGAACATTTTCATTGCATATTCAAATAACATGGTTGGGAAATAAGAATAGAATTAGATTATCCGGCGTGAACGGTGGGCATTTGGTTGATAACAACGCAAACAGACCAAACGGTGGATATGGATGGATTGATATGGCGCAAGGTGATAGTGTTATATTAAGGGCTTATGCGTCTGATTATTATTTGGTACAATATAGAACATAATTATGGAATTGGCAAAAATACAAGATAATGGAATGGTTGACGTGGTGTTTTGTTCACCAAGCAACGGTTCAAGAATGACAGAATTAAGGGAATCCGGGTTCCTTGAATTTGTCAAGAGTGAACAACCGCAAGTTAAATCCGGGCAAATTGCAGTTGATTCATGTAAAATAATTGATGGCAAAGTGGTGCAATTTTGGGAAATCAAGACCGACCCCGAAGCCATAAAGACACAAATAAACGAATTGAAGCAACAACTTTCGGAATCTGATTACAGGGTTACGAAGTGTTATGAATGTTCGTTGGTGGGTAAGACATTACCTTATGACATACAAGTATTGCACACCGAAAGACAAGCAATAAGGGACGAAATCAACCGTCTTGAATCCTTGTTGGCATAAAGTTATTCTTTACTTATCCACTTTGTGTTATAGTAAAACATTAAAGAAGTAAATTTGTATTCAAAACTTTCAATTATGAATGAAACAAGAAGCGGTGAACACGTTTCCGCACAAATTGGAAAGATGGGAATCATTGACAAATTGACGATGAATAACTTTTCATTGCCGGATGGTCAATGCTTCAACATCAAAAATGACGGCACACAACCCGTGTTATTATCGGTGCAGCTTGCCGGAATGAATGATGGTGATTTCATTGAAACGCAATTTGATTGTGGGTGGAATCCCGAAATCGTTAAGATGGTGAAGCAATCTTCATTGTCAGGTATTAACTTAAAATGGGGCTATTAAAATGGGTTTACTTATCGGAGTAGGTGGCACAAAGCCACAATTCGCCTATGACTATTATTATGGCATTGAATGGGACGTTACGGTATCAAACAAGAAGCCTACAAGAATAGGCAAGATGGAATTGCACAAGGAATTGCCTTTGCAATCTTTGATGCGTCGGTGCATCCTGAATGACGATGGCAGTGTGAATTATTATTTGCACGCAAATGATTCAACGAAACGTGACAATAGCGCGGCGGCAGATTTGACGGGCAAGGACGGACAATATATGGTTGAATTACCGGATATGTATGTACGTTTTGAAATGGATGGTAATAAATGCCGCCATTTGCAATCAACGCAACCATTACCCGGATTCCATCTTTGGCGAAAGGATTATGTTTCAGCGGTGGAAGCGACCGTTCAGCGTTCAACAAACAAACTTGCCGCCGTTTGTTCAATGGATGCAGATTACCGTGGTGGAAATAATGATGCGTCACGTGATGGGACAGCCAAAACGCAACTTGGGATGCCCGCAACGGCAATATCATTGACCAATTTCCGTGCGTATGCCCGTAAGCGTGGCACAACCGAATGGAATTGCAATCTATATCATACACACCGCAAGTTGTGGTGGCTGTATGCCGTTGAATATTGCACATTTGATTCGCAAGACACATTTAATGCAGCACTTGATGAAAGTGGTTATCACCAAGGTGGATTGGGTGCGGGAGTAACAACTTTGGATTGGAACAAATGGAGCAATCTTAATGGTAATTATCCCGTTGTCCCTTGCGGCAAAACAAACAGTCTTGGGAATAAAACAGGAGTGGTAGAATACACATTACCCAATGAATACGACCCCGAAAAGGAAACAAAAGTTAGTGTGCCGTCATACAGAGGGGTTGAAAATCTTTTTGGTCATGTATGGAAATGGACGGATGGTTGCAAATGCTTGATTCAATCGGAAGCAGATGGCGGTTTGTCTGAATTTTACGTTTGTGACGACCCCACGCATTTCACAAGTTCGGGAGTTGCTAATTATCAATTACGTGGTAACTTGCCAAGACGGGAGGGTTATGTAAAGAAACTTATCCTTGGTGAACATGGCGAGATTATGCCCCTTGAAATTGGTGCAGGTTCTACAACCTATTTTTGTGACTACTTTTATACGAACATTACCGGAAGTGGAGTTTCGGAACGTGGCGTTTTGTTCGGCGGTGTTGCGCATTCTGGTGCGCTTGCGGGGTTCGTGTCTGCGTATACGAATTATACGGCTTCGTCTGCGATTGCGAATGTCGGTTCTCGGCTTTGCTTTTACCCGCAAATCGAAGCAACATGAAACCCGATTGCAAAATGAATTTTGATGTTTAAATAAAGAAATAAGGGTTGTCCGATGTCGTGGCGTTTTGTTCAGCGGTAATGCGAATAATGGTGCGAATGCAGGGTTCGTGTATGCGAATACGAATAATACGGCTACGAATGCGAATGCGAATATCGGTTCTCAGCTATGCTTGTAAAAATATAGTTGCATATCGGAAACCTTGCCACAAAAACAACCCAACCGGGGTTGTATGAGTTGGGGAAATCCCAACGGCAAAAAATATAATAAGTAAAACGGTTTTGGTAGGGTTATACCCGAAGAATCCTAATATACAAGCAAACTTGTGTTATAGTGAAACATGAAGCGAATTGGAAATTTGTTTGACCAAATAATTGCACTTGACAACTTGCGACTTGCCGATGAAAAAGCAAGGAAAGGCAAGATGCGTTCTTATGGTGTCATGGTTCATGATAAGAACCGTGAAACCAATTTGCTTGCTTTGCACGCAAGTTTGAAAAATGGTACATTCAAAACATCGAAATATCACATATTTACAATTTACGAACCCAAGGAACGTCAAATTTACAGGTTGCCTTATTTCCCCGACCGTATCTTGCACCATGCAATAATGAATATCCTTGAACCAATATGGGTTTCCGTTTTCAATAAGAACACGTATTCTTGTATCAAGAATCGTGGAATCCATAAGTGTGCAAAGGATGTTAGACAGGCATTGAAGCAAGACCCGGACGGGACAAGGTATTGCCTTAAAATAGACATACGTAAGTTTTACCCATCAATCAACCATGATGTCTTAAAATCAATCATAAGGCGGAAAATCAAAGATAAAAGATTGTTGGGTGTTCTTGATGAAATAATTGATTCGGTTGGCAATACTGATTTGCCGATTCGCAATTTCACAACAGACCCCACAACAGGGGAAGTTGTGATTTCATCATTGAATGGTGTACCAATCGGCAATTATTTAAGCCAATACTTTGCAAACCTTGTATTGGCTTACTTTGACCATTGGTTGAAAGAAAACAAGCGCGTGAAATATTATTTCAGATACGCGGACGATATTGTTATTCTTGCGCCCAATAAAGAAGTATTGCACGAATTGTTGCACGAAATCCGGGCATATTTGCGTGGCTTGAAACTTCACGTCAAACGCAATTATCAAGTCTTTCCCGTTGATTCAAGGGGTATCGACTTTTTAGGATATGTATTTTATCATTCCCATACACTTTTACGCAAATCAATCAAACAGAAACTTTGCCGCCGGGTGGCAAAATTGAACAAACGTAAGGTCGCGCCAACAAAAGCACTTTATAAGCAACAAATATGCAGTTGGTGGGGATGGTGTAAATACTGTAATTCAAACAATTTAATGAAGAAACTTTCAAAAACATTCCCGTATGAAATTAAATTCAATAGAAGCAAATGCCCATTATGATATGGAGCATGGTAAACCCACAATCTTAGAAAAAGATAATGATGGTTCTTCCTTGTATCGCTTCAATATTGAACCCGAAATGGGTACACGCGAGGGCAAAGAACAAGAAACAGAAACGCAAATCGGTTGGAAGTGCTATGAAGTTCGCACGTTTAACCAGCCTACCAAAGCAAATTTGAAAAGGGTAATTATCCGTTCGATTCTTGACGAAACGGCGGAATTTGACCTTGTAAACAGCTATAACAAGCACGTTTTGGGTGTTGCCCCGGATGATAAGGCAGTTGCAAAATACAAAGAGTATTTGCAGTTTACCGAAGAATTGGACAAGTTGTTATTGTCCACATTGTCTAACTAACATTTTAAAACTGATGGCAAAATTTTGTGAACTTGGTATTGAATCGGACGTGGTGATTGGCAAAGGTATCGAGATTGAAGATTTGTTTGGTCGTCGAATCTTAATTGAAAAGACAATCATTCAGCCAACAAAATATCCGGGAAAGAATGCGTCCGGATTAAGAATGCAAATGCAAGTGGTTCTTGCAACATTTAATGAATCGCCCGACAAAAACGGCGATTGTTACACTAAAAACCCCGATGGCACACCCATTGGGGAAAGACGTTCTTGTTTTACCGGGTCGGACATTCTGATTTCAGCTATACAAAAAGCCGAAAGCAATTTGCCCGTTGTGAATAAGAAAAGAAGTGAACAAGGCTTGCAACCATTGCAATTGTACCCAATGGACACAACAATTGTCAAGGTCGGAAAATGTTTTCAATTCACATAAAACATGAATGAAGTATTGGTAACAATCGGTTCTATCATTGGAACATTGGGTGGTTGGGAAGCCGTTAAATACATCCTCAATCGTAAAAGCAATAAGGTTATTGCCGAAGCAAATGCTTTTGCCATACAAAGAAGTGCATTGCTTGAAGATTATCAACGCGTCCAAGGCGAAGTTGATGTTCTGAAACAAAAGGTAGATGAATTATATACAAAGTTGCACACGTTGGAAAACGAACGTATTGATTTGATTCGGGAAAATAACGAATTGAGGTTGAAGCTCAAGGATGCTGAAAAACACGTGTGTTTGCAACCTGATGATAAATGCTTGCGACGACTAAGCCCCGATGTTAAATGCCGTCTTGTCGGTTTATTGCGTGGCAATTACACACAAGACCATCCCGATGTAATTATGACCGAAGATGATATGAAGAAGTCGAACCAAGAAAATAATTAATATATGGCAAATGTAGATATACTATTACCGTTCATTCTCAAATGGGAAGGCGGATTTGTAAACGACCCGGCAGATTCCGGCGGTGCAACAAACAAGGGTGTAACAATCGGAACATGGCGAAATGTAGGTTATGACAAGGACGGCGACAATGATATTGACGTTAAGGACTTGAATTTGCTTACAGATGCAGATGTCAAGAACCGGGTATTGAAACCACATTATTGGGACAGATGGAAAGCCGACCAAATCCAATCGCAAAAGGTTGCGAATATCCTTGTTGATTGGGTGTGGGCTTCAGGCAAACACGGCATTGTAATTCCGCAAAGGTTGCTTGGTGTCAAAGCTGATGGCATTGTTGGCAACAAAACATTGTCGGCGGTTAACTTTGCAGACCCTGAACAATTGTTTGAAGCGATATTCCAAGCACGTGTTGACTTTCTGCATGAAATTATCCGGACAAGTATTGTCAAATATGAAAGCAAGATTGGACGCAAGGCAACCGAAAAAGAGTTGATGAAGCATACTAAAAAGCGTTTCTTAAAAGGATGGCTAAACCGATTGAATGACATAAAAAGAATTTGTGTATGAAAAAGGTTATAGCAATTGTTTTGGGGCTTGCATTGCTTACATTGCTTACATCGTGTGGTGCAACCAAGAAAGTAACAAAAGCCAAGGAAGTGCAGCTTGATAGTGTAGCAGTTGCAAAGGTTATGACGGAAAGAACCGAAAAGGTTGTGGACACAACCCGGACTGAACATGGGAAAGTTACCATAACCGAAATTGAGTTTTACTCACCGACCGCAACCGAACCACAAGGCAAAACTTGCCAATCGCAAGATTCATCCACCAAGGCTTCAAGCGTAACAAAGCCGATGGCAAATGTTGATTTGAATGAAATTGGCAAGATGCAAGGCATGGTAAAGTCAATTCGACAAACAGTGATTCAATCTGATGTTCGGGAAAATGGCGAAAGCAAAGAAGCAAACGAAAGCGATAATTCGGAAAATTCCGCCATCTTGTCAAGACAAGAAACAAGCATGGACAAGCAGCAAGAACCAACCCCCGACCCTTACCGTTGGCGATACATATTTTATACGGCATTGGTATTTGTCGCGATATTGCTTTACCTAAAACGTACACCGATTGTCAATTGGATTAAAAAGATTCTTGCAGGGATTTTGAAGAATCCTTGATTATTCGTAATTTTGCAACATACATTGTTGCGAAGCCCGGAGTTGCACCGGGTACAATGTTGAAGCCCGGTTATTGCCGGGCTTTTTTCATTATCGGAGTAATCACTCACTTATGGACATAAAAAAAGCCCCAAAAATGGGGCTTTCGTGTACAAATTCGTGTACAAGTTTTGTAAATCCTTGATTTTCAAGGTTTATTGCGGAGAGACAGGGATTCGAACCCCGGGTACCTCGCGGTACAACGGTTTTCAAGACCGCCGCAATCGACCACTCTGCCACCTCTCCAAAACTCTTTTGTAAGAGTGCTTCCTTTCAAAAGCGATGCAAATGTACGTAAAATTTTGTAATAAGCAAGCAT